TTGAAGAAATAAGTCTTAGAAATTTTACAATTAAAAAACTAATTAAACAAGCCAAAAAAATAGAAAAAGAGCAGATAATGAATGCACATTATGAAGGTAGTGAAAATTACAAAAGACAATACTACAACGAAACCTTTAAATCAGAATAGAATGGAAAAAATACCAACAGCAGAAGAGTTTTTTAATGATATAAAATATGTTACATATTCTACTGAAGAAAAGCTTATTACATTTGCTAAACTTCATGTAGAAGCTGCATTAAAGGAAGCCATAAATAATGTTAGAATAATTGATGATCCTAATTCATATTGTGGCAACACAGGAAGTGAATACCCACCAGACCAAATTTTAGATACGGATGCAATTCTAAACAGTTATCCACTAGAAAACATAAAGTAGTATGAGCTGGATATTAGTAATATCACACATAGGATTTGCTTTATGGTTCTATGTTGGTTATCAAATTGGTAAAAGAAAGTAATATGGAAGAAGAAATCAAAGAAGCTGCTGCTAATTTAGCTGACCCAAATGTAGACAAGACAGATAATTGGATTGCAGGTGCTAAGTGGATGTTAGAAAAGTTACAAGACTTTGACACCTGGAAAGAGTGGAAAGATATAAACTTTAAATCAGAATAAAATGGAGGAAAAAGATGAATGTTGTCCAAACTGTGGTGAATGTGAAAACATTCATGTAAATTATGATTGGAGTAAAAAAGAAAGACCAGTAGAAGAGTATTTATGTAATGAATGTGGAACTTATTTTAAACCTAAAGAAGATGATAACTCAAATCTGGTGGAGGGATAATTTTATAAATGTAAATCCTGATAAAGCACCAGCTGATGAGAGACAATTAATTTCTTTCTTAAGGTATAATAATGCTCCAGCATGTTTTGTAAAAACAGGTAATGCATGGAGAAAAGTTACCAAAGATGGTCAGCTAATTGAAGTATCAAGAACACTCTATCTCCTATCATTTAAAGATTGGTTAAGAATTGCTCTTGATGATTGTTTTATTAAAAATTAATAAATTAGAATAAAATGAAGACATACAAAGGAAGTTTAGAAACTAAATTCTTATGGTTAATACCATTTGTATTAGGTGTAAGTAAAAACACCATTGACAGTAAAGCAAAAATATTTGCATTGCATATTACTCCATTTTTGGAGATTGGATTTAATTGGCAAAATAGGGATAATCTTAAAAATACAGGTCATGATCCTTTAATGATGAATACTGATGATCCATTAAACTCTGTTATTGATCATTTTTAGTTATGTTACTTAGAGATACAGAACTAATAGGTAAGAAGCTTGTAAAGCATGGGTTTTATAGATCTAGTACTGATCATCAACATTATAGAATTCATACATCTGGAGGAGCTATAGCAATACAGTTTAGACCATCAGGAAATGTTTGGTGTGCATTAATAGTTCATGATATAGATTCACACACCATAGTTAAATGTGATGGTTATGAAACTGTATTTACTCCAGAATGGGTAATAGAAGAACATGAAAAATTACAAGCATTATTTAAATTTGCAAGATTATGACAACTGAAGAAAAATTAGTATCTATAAAAAGATTAGAAGCTTTTGGTTTTAGAGCATGCGGTGCTAATCCTGATTCTTATTTGTATTATTATAAAGAGATTGAGATTAACTGTAATTACATAAAGCAGAGCAAGTCTGATATATGGTATTTAGATATAATACTCTCATTTGAAACTAATTTACAAATGATGTTTACAGATATTTATCGTGAAGATGACATTGATCCAGAAGCTATTTTAAATAGTGTAAAGAAACTTGAAGCAGCTGTAGAATTTATTGAGCTATGACAAAGAAAGAGAAAAATGATTTAGGTAAATTTTGTAAACAAATCTGTAATGATCATTATGAACTTCTAAAAGATACTGATGGTAATATGAGTTATACTTTTAACTTATATGCTAATGGTTCTTATAATGGTCAATACAAGAAATTTATGTTTTATGCTGAGTTAAAACTTAATAAAGTATTAGGTTTAATTACTGCTGAAGAAGTAGAAAATGCATATAATATGATTATGTCTTCAGATGAAGATAACTTTTATATAGCTTACCAAATTATAAAACACTTTTTTAAAGAAAGACATAAAAAGTTTGGAGCTATCATGGATTATAAAGGTTATGACTATGCTAGAAATAATTACACAGAAGAAATCTTAAATCCAGAAGACTTCTTAACTAAATTACTAAACCGATGACAGAACAAGAATTAATAGAATTAGGCTTTGAAAAAGTATCTGTTACAGATGATGAAAGCCAGAATGGATATGATTACTACTACTACCATAAAGAACTTTGTGATAATGTAGTTTTACATAGTGTAGATAGTGCAGAAGTTAAAGATGATGACTGGTATTTAAGATGTTGGGAGATTCCGGCAATAAGAATACATAGTAAATTACATTATGCTGATTTTCTTGAGGTATTAAATAACATAACTTGTTAATATGCTATCAATTAAACTAATAAAAAAAGATGGTAAGCTAGGTTATTTAGATGAGAAATCTAGATTAGCTTATATGGTCTATGCTGATAAATTAGTAGAAGGTCAAGTAATAGAAATGTATTTAGATTTTGCAGACGCAGATCACAGTAAAGCACAACTTGCAAAAGTACATGCTTGTATAAGAGAGTTAGCCAAAGAGTCTGGCTATACTTTTGATGAAATGAAATTAGTAATAAAACAAGCTTCAGGGCTTGAAAATAAATCTTTTGCTGACTGTAGTAAAGATGAATTAATGCTAGCTATTCAAGCTTGCATACAAATTGGTAAAGAAAATTATAATTTTAATCTAGGGTAGGAGCAACATATCCTTCATCTCCTGGTTGAAGAATTTCTTTTTCTTGAAATAGATTATTACTTTTGGCTTCTTTTTCAATTTCAGCTAATAAAAGTCCAATAGTATAGAAAGATCTTTGACCTTCATCAAGATCTTTATATTCTTTAGTCATAACTTCTTTTAGATACTGTTCTTTATCTGTACTATCAATTGTTTTAAACAAATGTAATAATACAGCTTTAGTCATTAGATAATATGACTTATTTACTTTGATGTCTATGATAGCATCATCTTTTAGTTCTTTTACTGTAATTGGCATTGTTATTAATTTTTAACAAAAATAGAAAAAATATGAATCAAAAAATAGATCTTGAAGAGATTAAACAAAAATTGTTTACTATTTTAGAAGCTTCTGGTTGGAGTGCAATTCTTAAACCTTTTATATTTAGCGGAGACTTTGATAATATCTTAATAGAATTAGTAAAGCTATCTAATGAAGGTAAAAGATTTACTCCACCTTTAAAACAAGTCTTTAGAGCATTTCAAGAATGTCCTTATGATGAACTTAAAGTAGTTGTAATGGGTCAGGATTAAAAATAAATTTTGATTATTAAAAAATAAGTTATACCTTAGACCATAAATACATGGTATATGGAACCTAGAAAAGCACCTTTAAGAAATTATAATTCAAAAAATAACACAAGACAATGTAAAAAATGTAATAACTGGTTAGATTTATCTTTATTTAGTAGTAGAATTAGAATACCTAGTCCTTCTACAAAAGATGAATCTAAAAAAGTACCTACATTATATTACAGATCAGAATGTAAAAAATGTTCTTTATTAACTATAAATATTGAAAAGTATTGTAGTCCTGAAAAAAAGAAAAGTTTACATAGAAAAGATCCAAGAACAATAATGTTACAACATGCTAGAAAAAGAGCTTTAAAAAAAGGTTTAGCATTTAATATAGATAAATCTGATATAATAATACCAGATCTTTGTCCATTATTAAATATTCCATTGTTTGTTAATAATCAACATGTTGGTCCAAATAGTCCATCAATTGATAGAATTATATGTGAAAAAGGTTATGTAAAGGGTAATGTAATGGTAATTTCTGCAAAAGCTAATACAGCTAAGGGAAATTTATCATTTGAGGAATTAAACTTATTAATTAATAATTTAAAAAGGGTCCTGAATAAAGAGGAAGAATTGCTGGAAAGCTAAGTCAGAAATGATATGTCAATCAGCAGCCGAGCCTTGGGGAAGATCAAGGAAGGTTCAGAGACTAGGGACACTAAGGTGAGCCCAGAGCATCCTCCGCTTATAATAAAAATAAGTGATGATATAGTCCGATCCTCATGGAAACATGAGAAAATGTGGGTAGCCTTACCCTCAAATTAATGTAGCAGATGGTATTGCTTTTAGTTGTGGTAATACAAAAGAACTACAGCCTAGTCTAAGTTATATGCTTGAAGAAATAAACAGAACAGTCTATAGTGGACATCCTGGAAGTTTAGATCCAGATCTAACTAGATGGTCTAATCAAGGTATACTTTTGCTTAATACAGCTTTAACTACTGAAGTAGGAAAAGTAGGTCAGCATTATGATATCTGGAAACCGTTTTTAGCATATTTATTAGATCATCTAAATTGCAAACAATCAGGTCTTGTGTATATTTATATGGGAAAACAAGCTCAAGAATGGGCTGATTCAACAAATGAAAATAATTTTAAGTTTATGATTAGTCATCCAGCAAGTGCTGCTTATAGAAAAGAAGCAAGATGGAATTCTGATAATGTATTTGTAAAAACTAAAGAAGTAGTAGATAAACAGTTTAATTATTCAATACATTGGTAAATGACAGAAATATTTAATAAACTTACAGAAGCAGATTTAACTCCAAATACATACTATGTATTACATTGTATTAAGGAGAAACTAATTCCGGCTCCTTTTGTAAATAAAGAGCTTGAATGTAAAAGATTACAAACAGGTGGTTGGTTAAAAGATAACTTGCAACTTACTACAAAAAGTTTTATCTTTATACAAGAAATCAACAGTTTCTTTAAGAAAACCAAGCCTAAAACAGCAACAGATTTAATGGGTCAAAACTTTAGTGATAAAATACAGGAGTATGTAGAAATATTTCCTAATAGGAAACTACCCTCTGGAAAATATGCAAGAGTTAATCCAAAAAATCTTGAACCTGGTTTTAAATGGTTTTTTGAAATTTATGATTATGACTGGGATACTATCATAGCAGCTACTGAAAAGTATGTTGATGAGTTTAGTATTGCAAACTATAAATACATGAGAAATTCACAATATTTTATTAGAAAACAGAACATTGATAAGTCAATTGAGTCTGATTTAGCTACATACTGTGAATTACTTAAATCAAATCCTGATGGGGAAGGAATGTCTTATTTTAAAGAAAGAGTAGTATGAAAGGATTGTTAATGATAATTGCCATAATTGGTAGTTTATTCGGGTATACAGTAGTGGATATGTTCATTATAGAAATGCCTATTGGTAAATTTTTACTAATTGAATTGATAATTAGTCTTTTGCATTTGTTGTATAACCATGCAAAAAGTAAAATAATTTTAAATCTATAACAAATGTCAGAATTATTTAATGGTGCCAGACCTTTATTACCTGTAAGTGAGAGAGATGCTTTAAGAAAAGCAATTCTAAAAATAAAAGCAAGAAGACAAGGAGAACTAAAGGCATTAGTCAGTGGATGGCCCAAATTTAATGATGCTTTTTGTGACGGATTAGAATGGAGAACTATCACCATAGTAGGTGCTAGACCGGGAACTGGTAAAACTTTATTCATGGAACAGTTGATTAGTGATATTATAGATCACAATCCTGAACAAGAATTTAGAATACTTAAGTTTCAGATGGAAATGGTTGATGAAACCAGCGGGGTAAGAAAATTAAGTCTGAATACAAGTTCTGATTACAATACATTAATGAGCAAGGGTGGAAATCTTGTTGACAAGGGTATTTATGACAAGTGTGTGGATTACTATAATAAATCATCTAACAATGATTTTATTAATGTAGTTTATGATGCCTGTACAGTAGATGAAATGTGTGCCACAATCCATTATGAAATGGAAAGATACAAAAAAGAAGATGGCACTTACACTAATATACTTGTAGGTATTGATCACTCAGCTCTGTTTAGAGTAGGTAGAGGACAAAAGGATAAATTTGAGATGCTTAATGCTTTAGGTGAAGCTCTCACTATGATGAAAAAGAAATATCCTGTAGCTTTTATAGTGCTAAGCCAACTAAACAGAAACATAGATGCTCCTGATAGACAAAGAGATGGAGAGTATGGAAATTATGTATTAGATTCTGATATATATGGGTCTGATGCTTTATTGCAACATGCTGATGTAGTTATGGGTATTAATAAACCTTCTATTAGAAAGATTAGACAGTATGGACCAGAAAGATTTTTAATAAATGATGAAGATATTTTAGTATTTCACTTTTTAAAATCTAGAAATGGTACCACAAGGATAAGTTTCTTTAAACTTGATAGAACAACTATGAGGATTGTTGAAATAGACACACCAGCTCAAGCAACAAAAAAAATATCAATTTAAAGTAAAAACATGAACCTTAGAAAAGAAAAAGAAAAGGAGTTTTTCATGCATCAAATGCCTACATTTTTAAAATTAGGTATAGCAGATCCACTCTTTATTATTAAGACTGCTTTTTTCCAGAAAGGAAAATATGGTAGACAAGTTCAATTTTTTGAGTCTGAAATTGGTAAAGGAGAAGATATTTATCTTGAATTCTATGACAATGTAAATGATCAGTTAGGTAAACTAGTTGATATTAAACCATTTACAGAGGACAGACAATTATTTAAGTATAAGTATAATCCTTTTTACAATGAAGAATTAGAAACAAAAGAAGGAACTACAAGTAAAGGTGAGCCTTATACATTGTATACGGTTCCTGTATCAGAGTTAACTGCTATCTTACCTAATGGTAGTGAAGTTACCTATGCTGCTTATGAAAAAATGAAAGAGAATTCTCAACTAGAGATTCCAAAAGAACAGAGCTCATTATTTCCTGACTTTGAAAGACAGTATCCAAAAACATTAGAAGATTCTGTACCTAGTTTTAAAGTAAGTGAAACTATAGCTCCTGTTAAACATGTAAGTGCAGATCCTATGGATACTACACTTAATGACATTACTCTTAGAGATTTAGCAGCAATGTTATTCTTAACTCCTATTAGTAAAAATGCTGAGTTAAATGAATTAATAATCAAAGCAAAATCTAACTTATGAGTTTTGTACTTCCAACAACAAAAATAAAAGCAGAATTGGTAAATCCCAAGAGAATTGTGATTTATTCCAAACCAAAGACTGGTAAAACATCAGCTTATGCTGGTCTTGATGATAATCTAATTATAGATTTAGAAAATGGTACTGATTATGTAGATGCTATGAAGATAAAAGTTAGTTCTTTACAAGAATTACTTGATGCTGGTAAAGCTATTAAAGCTGCTGGTAAACCTTACAAGTATGTAACTATTGATACCGTAACAGCATTAGAAGATATGATTATGCCACTTGCAGTAAAACTTTACAAAGCTACAAGCATGGGTAAAAACTTTGATGGTGATAATGTAACTACTCTAGCTAATGGTGCTGGATATTTATATATCCGTCAAGCATTTTTTCAGGTATTAGATTTTATTGATACTTTAGCACCCACAATTATTTTATCAGGTCATATTAAAGACAAAGTGGTAGATGATAAAGGTGAAATGGTTATGGCAGCAAACATTGATTTGACTGGCAAAATTAAATCTCTTATCTGTGCTCAAGCTGATGCAATTGGCTACATGTATAGAAAAGGTAATAAAACTATTTTGAGTTTCAAAACTACAGATGAGGTCACTTGCGGTGCAAGACCTGTACATCTTAGAAATGAAGAAGTAGTAGTAAGTGAAATGGTTGATGGAGTCCTTGCAGTAAACTGGGACAAAGTTTTTGTAAACAATTAAAAATAAAATAAAATGTCATTAAGTACAAAAGATTTAGCAACTGGTAATGGATTACCAAAAACAATTTCTCCAGGAAATATTAAATTAAAAATCAATAGCTTAGAGCTTGAGGATTTTTCTTTCATTCCTGGTGCAATGCACTTACTATTACATACTGAAACAGAACCAATTGAAGGTTTTGATGGATTTATGATTGATAAAGATGATGCAAGCAAAGGTAATTATGCTGGTCAAATTGGTAAAGTAAAAGCAAGTCAATATGCTTATGCAGATGGTGAAACTAAATCTGGCATTAAAATTCAAAGAGATAAATCTTTATTGATTTTCTTGAAAACATTATCTAGTAACTTAGGAATCAGTGAATGGTTTGAAGGACAAGATGGTAAACATGAGACAATTGAAGATTTTGTTGCTGCTTTTAACAAGACAGCTCCATTTAAAGATATCTATCTTGAATTTTGTATTGCAGGTAAAGAATATGTTGGTAAAACAGGTTATACAAACTATGACATGTATTTACCTAAAGCTGACAAAGGTAAGTATGCTTTTGGAAAAGATTCTTCTAAAGTTATTACTTATGTTGAAGCATTACATGTAAAAAAGACAGAAGTAAAAGAAGTTAAAAACTTTGGTGATGATGATGATTTATCTGTACCAGGTAAAACTTCTACTGATTTTAGCTTAGACTAATATTTATAGTCCAAGGGAGTCAGATATCATGTCTGACTCCTTTTTTAATTCTAAGATTATGATTTCAACTAAAAACATAGTTAATGATTTAAACTGTATACCTAGAGAATGGGTGTTTGAATATTATCTGAATCTAAAAGAAAGACTATCTGGTCAAAATATTAAGATGTTGTCAGCATTTAATTCTAGTGATAAAGCACCATCAATGTTTATATATTATGATGCTGTAGCAAAATATTATAAGTTTAAAGACTTCTCATCAGGTTATAGTGGAGATCAAATTAGGTTAGTAGAACTCATGTTTAATTTATCTAGATCTCATGCTGTAGTTAAAGTTATGAAAGATTATGAGGACTATGTAAACTTAAATGGTAATGTTAAACTACCTGAGTTTAAAATACATGATAAGTATAAAGTTACTGATTTTGAAATGAGAACTTGGAACACTCTAGATGAAAAATACTGGTTTAGTTATAAAATTGGTTCTAAAATTCTAGAGAAATATAATGTAGTACCACTTAAGTTTTTTACTATGTCTAAAGAAGATTTAGATGGTAGTATAGCTTCATTTACTTTTAATAATCCATATACTTATGGTTACTTCAGAAATGATGGTAGTTTATATAAAATATATACACCAAAAAATACTGAAAAAAAGTTTATTAAAGTTGAGAATTACATTCAAGGTTTAGAACAGTTAAATTATGATTGCAAGTATCTGATGATTACATCTTCTCTTAAGGATCTAATGAGTTTTGTTAAGCTATCTATTAGTAATATTGAATGTATTGCTCCAGACAGTGAAAACACTATGATTACTTCTGCAGTATTGAAAGACTTAAAAGCAAAATATGCTAAGATTATTTTATTATTTGATAATGATGATCCAGGTATTAATGCTGCTAAGAAATACAAAGACTTGTATGACTTTAATTATGTAGTTCTACCTTTAGAGAAAGATCTTTCTGATTCAGTTAAAATGCATGGTATAGATAAAGTTAGAGAAGTATTATTTCCATTATTAAAACAAACATTATGAAAAATCCTATGTATGATTATGTTTTTAGACATAGAATAACAAAAGCAAGATTAAGTTTTGAAAGTAGATCTATAGAAGAAGCAACAATAATACTTGCAAGAATGGTAAATAGTGTTGCAGATTGGGACATGAAAAGATATAGACACAAATGAGTTGGATATATCAAGGTAAAGAGTTTAATGAATTGTGTATACCAGGACACGGTATTGGGTTTATCTACATTATGACTGCTATTATAGAAGGGAAATCTGTTGCCTATATTGGTAAGAAGAATTTCTTTAGTAATAAAAAGAAACCTATGGGTAAGAAAGCTTTAGCATTAACTACAGATAAAAGACTGAAGAAATATACTAGAGAATTAAAACCTGACTTCATGAACTATTACAGTAGTAATAAGATTCTAAAGGAAGCTCACAAAGCTAATATTGTAATTAAAAGGGAAATCCTAATGATTTGTTATTCTGCAATGGAATTAACTTATCAAGAGGTAAAGCACCAGTTTAAATATGAAGTGCTTGAGAAAGAAGAGTATCTAAATGGAAATATACTTGGCCGCTTCTTTAAAATAAAATAATATGAGTAATGACAGACATATCTGGGAAGGTTGGACTGTAAATGATTTTATCAATGAGTTGGAAATAACATTTCCGTACCAAAATTTTAAGACAAAGGATGATGTTAAACAATGGTGTAAGTCTGAACAACCTTACTACAAAAAACACATTCCTGAAGTAGCAAAATATTTTATTCAAAAAGCAAAATTATGACAGAAAATGAAATGACAGGCCTTCTTCTTAAGTTGGCTGATCTTGGTATTACTGGTGTTAAAGTACATTATGATGGTGGAGGAGACTCCGGTTCCATAGAAAGAATTGGATATACTAGAGTAAAGTGTGATACTCCAGAAGATGTAGATGATGAAGTAGATACTTGGGATGTAGAATCAAATTTAGCTGATTTAGATTCAAGTGCTTATTCTTTAATTGAAGATTTTGCACAAGAAACTATTCTTAATGATATAGAAGACTGGTGGAATAATGAAGGTGGTTTTGGAGATTTATCTATATGTGTTCCTTCAGGAAAATACATTATTAATAATCATATAAATATTACTCACACTGAAGATTATACTCATGAAGGTAGTTTATTAAATAAAACAGAAAATGACTGAAGAAAAAAAAGCTGATGAACTGTATAATTATGCACGTGTTCTACATGGAACTGAAAAAGCTAAAGAAGAAGCTTTAAACACAGCTAAAGCAACTTATGCTTTAGCACCATTTAGAGATGGTAGAATGAAAGCTAGAAGTTACTGGGAAAGAGTTATTGAATATTTAAAAAAGAAGTAATGGAAGATTTTGAAGATTGGTTAGAGGACTTAGAGACTCAAACATTAACAGATGAATTAAAAAGAGAAATACTTGAAAAAGTAGAAATTTTATATGAAGATTCTTATGGTTTAGGTTATGCTGAAGCAAATCATGAGATTATTGACCTTTTAACATCCAGGTTGTAATGGCACATCCTTTAGAACATTGTAAAACATCAGTAAGAAAATGGAAAGGTCAAGTATCTGATTATCAGGCTATTCATGAATGGTTAGATGAAACTAAAGCCTGGATTGGCCATAGTATGCATAGAATGTTCCGTCACCATAGTGAAGGTATATTTGAATGTGAAAGAGTATTTGGAAAGAGTTTCATAAATGCTGATGGTAAAACTGTATACACAAGATATGTTGCAGAACAGCATGTCAAAGAGGATTGCAACAATTACATTCCAACAGCAAAGGAATGGGTGGATATGATTGCAAGTGGTAAGCCTGAGAAATGGGCAATTAAAACACTAAAAATTGAAGACTAATGGATAGAGTAGAACAAATTAAAGAAAAAGTAGAAGCTTTAGTTAATGAAGCTATAGAGCTGTTAGAAGCTAATTATGATATGGATAGTGCTAAGTTTAATAATCCTGCATACATGACTATGATGGATTTAAACAGTGCCTTAATGGAACTAGATTGTTTAGATGATGAAGACTTAAAAATAGAAGACTAATGGAAAGTGTAAAAATTAATGACCAAAATATTAAAGTGGTCTTTTCAAATGAAAATGGGTCAGGTGAGTTACCTCTAGAAATGGGACTCCTACTAAGTAAAGAAGGAGATAAGAAAGTAATTACAGTTACTTTAGATCCAAAGTTAACTACAACTGAAGATTCTTTTATGGGAGCTGTTTATATGGATACTTTAAATATATTAATGAAAGTAAAAGAATCATTTGATAGTGGTGAGGGTTATCAAGGATTGCATATATTAACTAGAGCAGAGTATAAAGAATATGTAACAATAGTATTGGGACATAAACTTAAAGACTAATGGAAGACATAATACAAATAACACATGAAAGTTTGTTAGAAAATGACTGGAAATCTGATGATATAAAAAATCAGAAGTATAACCATGCTTTTTATCCAAATATAATATTATTTCTGACTAAGGATTATGGTATTGATAATAATTATATGATAAAGTTATTGTCAACACCGGATCGTGGAGAAACTGTAAGTTTAAATATAAACTGTATAACTATCAATGATTTAGCAGGACTTGCCCATTTATTTCATAAAGTAAGTGCTGTGGGTTTAATTAAAAGACTATTGATAAATTATTAAATAGAAGACTGATGAGTAAATTAAAATTTGACAAAGAAGAAACAAAGAATTTATTAAACATGCTAAAGTCAAGTGATTCTGAGAATCATACTATAGCATTCCAAGCATTGAATAATGCTGATCTTAAAAATTATAAAGGTGAGCTACTTGTATTATACAAGTTCTCTAAGTTAGGAAAAACAACTTGGGAAAAAGAAGCTCCTAAAGCATACAAAACACTTAGTAAAGATTCTATCTTCAGTGAAGAGGGATTAACTAGTGGTAAGTGTTTATCACTTATGACTTCAAATAACTCTAGTAAAGATTCAATAGAATTGTTTTTAGAGAATTTTGTAGTAGACATGGTTGGATTCTTAGGACAACTAGGATACCCAGCTGATAAATTTGACATAAATATTAAACTAAAAAACTAATGGACAAAGTTCAGAGTTTAAGTAAAGCAAGCAAAGACTTAATGTTGAAGGAGCCCTATTACGGGTTCTTTCTCATTATGTTGAATAAGCTTTGGGACAATAAGAGAGTACCAACAGCAGGAGTTAGTAAGAATGGTATTAATTATCAGCTTGCTATTAATTCTGATTTTTGGGAAGAACTTAATGATGACCAAAGACTTGGAATTTTAAAACATGAATTGCTTCATATTGCATTTGGACATCTTACTACTTTCTTTAAGTTTAGTGATAGAAGATTAGCAAATGTTGCAATGGACATGGAGATTAATCAGTATATTGAAAGTTCTTGGCTTCCAGGAGGGGAATATTCTGCAGAAGAATATAAAACTATTAAAGAAGCTGTAGAAACTGAAATAGCAGAAGCTAGAGAAAGAGATGCTCCTCAAGAAGAATTACTAGAGATTAGTAAAAAGCTTCCGGGTAGAGGTATTTTCATTGAGGACTATGAAGATATGAATCTAGATCTTAAAGCTGGTTGTAGATATTACTATGATAAACTTAAAGAGTTTAAAGATCAGAAAGACCAAAAGGGTACTTGTGGTAATGATGCAATGGATGAATTACTAGATAATATAGATTCTGGTAATGTTCCTGATCATAGTACTTGGGAAGACTTTGAAGATCTTACTGAAGCTGAGCAAAAATTAATTGAAAAACAGTTACAGAAAGTATTATCTGATGCTAAAGAACAAACTGTTAAAAAGCGCGGTAATGTTCCTGGAGAGATAGAAGGAGTAATTGTTATTGAAGAAATAGTAGCACCTAAATTTGACTGGAGAGGCTTCATTAGAAGATTTACTGGTGTAAGTACTAAAGTATTTACTAAGAAGATCAGAAGAAAGGAAAACAAGAGATTTGATGCTAATCCTGGTCTTAAAGTAAAGATGAGACAACATATGTTGTTGGCTATTGATACTTCAGGTTCTGTAAGTGATAATGAGCTTAGAGAATTTATGGGAGAGATGCATCATATTTATAAATGCGGTGTTGATATTACTGTTGTACAATGTGATACAAGTATCAGATCAATTGAACCTTACAAAGGTAAATTTGAGATGTCTGTATTAGGCCGTGGAGGAACGGAATTTGATCCTGTCCTAGAATATTTTAATGAAAACCTGAAGAAATATACTAGTCTTGTATATTTTACTGATGGTGAATGTAGTACATCTGTAAGACCAAAAGGAAATATCCTATGGGTTTTGTCAGAACAATCTTATATGAATGAAAGTTTACCCGGTAAAGTAATTAAATTAGAACTATAAAAAAGAAAAAGATGAGTCAAGTACAATTAAATGTAGAAGAGTTAAAGAATTTTATTAAGCACATGGTTGCTAATAACCAACACATCCAAGCTGAAGGTAAAGTTCCTGTAGCTGTAAATATTGAAGGTGATGCTGGTTTGGGTAAAACTTCTGCTATCATGCAGTTGGGTAAAGAAATGAATATGGAAGTTGTAAAACTGAATTTATCTCAGTTAGAAGAATTAGGTGACTTAGTAGGTTTTCCTGTAAAAGAATTTCAGATATCAAATGCAGATGGTAAAACTACTTGGATTAATGAATCTCAGATATCTGCAGCAAGTGCTAAAGGATACAAAGTTGTAGCAAAGAGAATGTCACATGCTGCTCCTGAATGGATTCAAGGTAAAGGTGAAGGTGGTTTCTTAATCTTAGATGACTATACTCGTGCGGATTAACAAAATATGCAGTCTAGTAGTGTTAGTGTGAATAATTTAAGTATCTTTGTGATATGGAAAAATTAAACACACAAACTCTTAAGACAGCATTAAAGAGTATAGGAATCTATAAAATTAAAATTAATGATAAAGAGTACATTGGTAGCTCTTGTAATATTGGTCATAGATTAAAACACCACTTGTGGTCTCTTGAAAATTTAAAACATCATAATAGAACAATGCAAAACTTATACAATAAGTATGGTAAAGAAGAAATTTACTTTACTATTGTAGAAACATGTTCTGATGATATTTTAATAGAAAGAGAAGCTTATTATATTAGTACAATTAATCCTTATATAAATCACATATTAGATCCTCAAACTTTAGTTAGAGATAATGTGTATAAACAAAGGATAAGTGTAGCTAAGAAAAAAGCTTATGCAAATGGTTTAAAACCTCATAATCTTAAAGCAGTACATAAATATTCACTTGACAAAGGTGAGTATTTAGAAAGTTTTGAATCTTTTACAGCTGCTGCTAAATCTATTAATGCTAAAAGTATTAACGGTATAAAAGCAGTTTGTAAAGGTAAAACAACTTCTGCAGGAGGATTTATATGGAACTTTAACTTATATGAATATGTTCCTTATAGAATGAAAAAGTATAAGTTAGAACCAGTATTACAATATACTAATGATAATATTTTTATCAAAGAATGGGAGTCTATAACTGAAGCAAGTAATGAACTTGGTATCTCTAATATTAATAGAGCAATATCTAAGAAATTAACTGCTGGAGGTTATAGATGGAAAAAAGCATAAAGCGGATGGTCCGCAATAAATTCCGTGAATTCAGGGAAACTCCAGAGATGGACAATCCTGAGCCAAGCCTTATAGGAATATAAGGAAGGTGCAACGACTAGTGTATGGAGTCTAGAACAGACAGTAAAACACCAAGAGCGCGGAACACATAGAAATATGTGATGATATAGTCTGACCTGTAGATATAATCTAAAAGAAACTACAGAATCATAGGATAAAGAGCCTATGAGTTAACAATAATGCAACGCTTTATGCAAGCAACAATGGAAATCTTAGATAGACAAGAATATGTATCATGGAAACTACCTAAGAACTGGCATGTTATCTTAACTACTAATCCAGACAATGGTGATTACAATGTAACTTCTTTGGATGTTGCTCAGAAGACAAGATTTATCTCTGTTGAGTTAAAATATGATTCTGATGTATGGGCTAAGTGGGCAGAGAAAGCACAGATTGATGGTAGATGTATCAACTTTATGTTAATGCATCCAGAACTTGTAACTCAAAGAGTAAATCCAAGATCTATTACTACATTCTTTAATGGTATTAGTTCTATTCCTAAGTTTGAAGATAGCTTACCTCTAATTCAAATGATTGGTGAGGGTTCTGTTGGTGTAGACTTTAGTTCTATGTTTACTATGTTCATTAACAACAAGTTAGACAAGATTATCTCACCTGAAGATACACTTACTAAAGATGAAGCATATGTAATGGGAGCTTTATCCAATGCTGTAGGTAGAGATGATGACTTTAGAGCTGACATATCTAGTGTAATTGCAACAAGATTAATTAATTATTCATTAGTATTTGCAAACACTAAACCTGTTCCTGCAGCTATGACTCAAAGATTAATCAAACTTACAACAGACTGTGATGCATTTACAGATGACCTTAGATATTATATTATCAAAGAGATTGTTAATGGAAACAAAGTTAAGTTTGCTCCATTGATGCAGAACAAAGACGTGGTGAAGATGGCTGTTAAGTAATTTAAGTATAAACAAATATAAGGGGGGATAATACTCCCCTTTTTAAATTTTATTCTATGAAAATGTATTTAAAACTTGAAGTTGATGCACATTCAACAGAGGTAGTTTTTAAATTAGAACCAATGTTTTGTTTAGATGATAGAAATGAACTATTATTAGAAAACAGAATTAATGAGTATTTACCAGCAAAAGGAGATAAACTTTATTTCTTAGATGGTGTAAATGTCCCAAGAATTAAGCTTAAAGATTTAGCTTTACAATATGGTATAAAAACAGTTAGAGATCTAAAAGATGCAACTCATATATTTGCTAGTAAGAACACACAAGCAAAAATATGTGATGGAAATTGGATGTATTCACTAAGAACAGAAGATTTTAAAGCTATCTGTGATGATACTAATATCCGTATAGATGATAGATATAGAGAAAATATTAGAGAAGCTTTAGAAAATTATACAGAAGATAGACTTCTATTTAATTATGAGATGGCTGGTCAAATAAGACATGGTGATAATGATGCATTATGTGAGCATGCTGATAAAATTATCACATCAAATATGTACTATAGTGTTGATTCAGACTATATGAAGTTATCTGAAATAATTTCTACTAATGCTATATATGATGAGTCTGCAATCTTAAAACATATTAATGGTGATGATGCTACTATTATAGATGAAACTATGTATGAGCAAATACACCAAATGTTTGAAAGTTCTGATAAAGACAATCATATCTTAGCAATGGAGATTATGGCTAATTCTAATTATACTGAATCTTTATTATATTTAGAAATGTTGTTTAAAGAACATAGTACTGCTATGGGTAACTGTCATACTAGAAATCATGTAAACTTTAAATCTTTAGTTAACTATCTAGGTAAAAACAAAACTTATTTAAGTACTAGTTTAGATGCTGTTGTAAGATCTCTTATTGACAAGCAAGTAATTACAAAAGATATGATGGATGTTTTAATGCGAAGATATGCTGATGAAATTGCTGATGGTGGAGATTCAACTTATTTTAAAGTTAAAACTATAACTCTTCATGAAGATTTACTTAAGTCTCTGAATGTTAATTACACTTATCAACATGTTGAAGAGTTCACTCCAGAAGGTGATACAGAGCTGGTTGATGTGCAAAATGAATCTGCACAGGTAGAAGACATAGCTGATGAAGATATAGAAGATGCATTTACAGTAATTGAGAGAAATGAACTCAAGTCAGAGTTAATAGCATTAGAAAAAGCAAATCCAGTTTCCGAATCTGAGTTAAATAAAGAATTAGAAGAATCACATAACCATAACATAACACAAACAAATGATACAGACTTTGATTGGTTCTGATGAACTAGAGTTGTTTTATAAGAAGAAGTTTTATTTTAGTTATAGTGGTATTAATAAACTCTTGTTTTCACCAGGGTTATTTTATAATCATTATATCTTAAATAATAGAGAAGATAGTACTGATACTCACTTAGTTGCAGGTAGAGTATTACACTGTCTTTTACTGGAGCCTGATAATTATGATAAGCAATTCATAACTATGCCAGGTAAGTTTCCAACAGATAGTCAGAAAAAAATTATTGATACCCTTTTCAAACAACATTTAGTTATTGGAAATGATACATTAGATTTATCTGATTACTCTAATGATATACTTACACAGTTAGTTACTAATAACTTATATCAAACACTTAAGACAGATCAGCAAAGACTAGACAAAGTTCTTACAGAAGAAAACAAAGAATATTTTGAATTTCTTAAGAAAAGTTTAAATAAAACTGTAGTAGATCAGACAATATTGGATGGCTGCAATATTTCAGTTGAAATACTACGGCAGAATATTCAAGTAAGAGCTTTGTTACAATTAGATCCTGATGACCAAGATGATTCAGTAAAGGTTTATAATGAGTTGCATCTAAAAACTGATACTGAAACATTACCATTTGGTTTTCACGGAGTATTAGATAATGTAGTTGTTGATCACAATTCAAAAACTATCTTTATTAATGACTTAAAGACACTAGGTAAGTCAATACAAGATTTTCCAGATTCTGTTGAGTATTATAAATACTGGATTCAAGCAGTAATTTATGTTATGTTAGCAAAAAAAGAATTTGCAATTGACAAAGATTGGGCTGTTCAAGTTACTTTTATAGTAATTGATAAATACAATTTAGTTTACCCTTACCAAGTGTCTAAAGCAACACTAACTCAATGGGAGTCAAATTTTGAAGAAGTAGTAAAAACTATTAAGTGGCACTATGAAAACAAAAGATATGACTTACCATATGAATTAGCATTAGGTAATGTAAAACTGTAAAATTATGGGTTTAAACGCGCTTTATACAAAGTACTTTCAAAAGTCTAAGATATTTTTATATCCTGTCTTAGATATTAAAAAGGGAACTAATGTTGTACCTTCTGAAACTTATTTCAGTTGGAGTACAAGATATACTCCCGAGGATATGAAGCTAGTATGTGTTTATAATACACCTAATACACCAACCTTTTTGCATTTTGAGAAACAAATTCTCTTAAAGCATAACAGGTTGTGTGACTATTATAAGGTAGATAGTACAACTAGCATATATGTATTTGATTTTTCTGATTTAAAATCTGATTGGCACCATGTATTAAATGGTGCTTATAGTAAAATCAATAGTAATCTAAAGCGCACAATACTAAGTTATTTCAAAGATAATACAGCAAATGTAATTTATATAACTAGCTATTTACATCCTGAAAAGTATTTTTCTGATTATGCAGATATATTGGCTGTAGATATAAAACTCCTTCAAGAAGTAGGAGAATTATGTAATAAACCTGATATGGAAAAAGAAAAATTATTAATTGATGTGGAAAATCTTGAGTCAATTCAAGATTCTAAATTATCTTTGTAAAAAAATCCAACAATGAGTGAAAACACAATGATGCTTGTTCAAGCTACATGGCAAGAAAAGCAAACTTTTAGAATGATTCCAATTGCGGATTCATGTCCTTATGTAGAATGTATCTTTGACCCTGAAACTAAGGTCTTTGTCATCATTTCTAAGCAAACCAAACAGTCTTTGCATATGTTACCTAAGTTAGATGACAATGGTGATCCAATGCAGATTAAAACTCCAAGACCTAATGGTAGAACTTTTAGAGAAGAAAGACACAAGATTGAAGTATTTCAAGAATTTTATGTAGAAGATAAATCTGCAGTAGAAGAACTGATTAAACTTTTTGCAGTTAATGTTAAAAAGTTTGATTATAAACAATTCTTGGGTTTACCAAGTAAAGAAGCTGCTAGTGAGTAGTTTTTAAATTAAACAGGAAAAGGGTAAGTAGAAATATTTACCCTTTTTTTTATTAACTTAAATAGGGGGAACAGCTTAACTGAACTATATTATGGATATAAATAGTAAAGAATACCGTTTACATAAATTTAAATTTGGTAAATATAAAGGTTCAAGAATTAGTGAATTTTATGGTTTACAATATCTTGAATGGTTATATGAAAGTACTAAGTTAGATGATCAGACTAGACAAGTAATTGGACTTAGAATTTATCAGTTAAGTAATCCTAAAAGTTATAAAATATGAAAACACATTATGTGATGGATTATGAAACTTTATCTAATTGCTTTTTAGGTGTGTTTGAAAGTATCAAGTCTGAAGAAAGAAAGATATTTGTTATACATGAGTCTAGAAATGACTTAGAAATTTTTCTTGAGTTTTTAGCACACAACATTCAGAACAATGAATGGCATGTTAGCTTCAATGGTCTTGGTTTTGACAGTCAAATTACTGAACATATACTTAGAAATGCTGGTATGCTTTCATTTATGTCTAGTGAAGAGGTTGCTGAATGGATTTATGAAAAAGCTCAGGATGTAATTGATAGACAAAACAGAAGAGAATTCTTAGAGTTTAGTCCTAAAGATTTACAGATACAACAAATTGATGTATTCAAACTAAATCATTGGGATAATCCTGCTAAAAGATCTAGTCTTAAATGGATACAGTATACTATGGATTGGAAGAATATCATAGATATGCCAATTCAACATTTTACTAAAATAACAGAAAGCCAGGTACCAGAAATTATTAATTATTGTATTAATGATGTTAGGTCTACTAAAGCTATTATGTTTCTAAGTAAGTCTCAAATTGAACTTAGAAGAACTCTTACTGAAGAATATGGTATTAATTTATTCTCAGCTTCTGAACCAAGAATATCTAAAGAACTCTTTTTACATTTCCTAAGTAAACATACTGGTATTAGAAAATATGATCTCAAGAATATGAGAACTCATAGACCTAAGATAGTTGTTAAAGATATCATACTACCTTATATTGAATTTAAGACAGCACCATTTCAACATTTGCTATCTAAGTTTAATGATGTAGTTATATATCCGGGAGAAACTAAAGGTGGTTTTAAGTATTCTGTACAATATAAAGGAGTAAAAACAGACTATGGTTTAGGTGGTATTCATGGTGCACGTCCTTCTAGAGTTTATAATTCTGATAAAGACATGGTTATAATGACTAGTGATGTTACTAGTTTTTATCCTAATCTAGCAATTAGAAATAAATGGGCTCCAGGACATCTTCCACAAAAAGCATTTTGTGATTTGTATGAATGGTTCTTTGAAGAAAGAAAGAAGATACCTAAGAAGGATCCTAAGAACTATGTATACAAGATTATCTTAAACTCAACCTATGGGTTAAGTAATGATGAGAATAGTTTCTTATATGATCCTGAGTTTACTATGAGAATTACTATCAATGGTCAGCTAAGTCTTAGTATGTTATATGAGATGATTTGTGAAGAGATTCCTGGATCTATACCATTAATGCAGAATACAGATGGTCTTGAGACTTTAATTCCAAGAGAGTATGTAGAACAGTATATGGAAATTTGTGCACGGTGGGAAAAGATAACTAATCTACAGCTTGAGCATGACAAATATTCTAAGATAGTTCTTGGTGATGTAAACAACTATATAGCTGTTACTGAAGATGGTAAGTCTAAATGTAAAGGTAGATTTGAGTTTAAGGACTTAGCTCTTCATAAAAATAAGAGTTTTTTAATTATACCTAAAGCTTTACATGCATATTTTGTTGAAGGAATTCAACCTGAAGATTTTCTTAAAGCTAACACAAATATCTTTGATTATTGTGGTGGTGTTAAAATTAAAGGTGATTGGAAATTTGTAGAACATAAAATAGAAAAGGGTGATCATATTACAAAGAATTTACAACATACTTTAAGATATTATATTTCTAAATCAGGAAGTAAAATACTTAAGGTTAATAGAAATGACAATAGACAAATTCAAATTGAGGCAGGTCCTTGGATGCAGACTTTGTATATTGATCATGAAGAAAAAAATATCTCTGAATATACTATCAACTATGATTATTATTTACAAAACATAAGAAAAGAAATAGAAGGTTTAGAACCTAACTCACAACAATTAAAATTATTTTAAATGCCAAAGAAAATACAAAACACAACAAAGGCCACTTTAATTAGTGTGCCTTTACCAAATCATGCTGCTACTTACACTGTAATTAGCCACCAATTTGTAATAGATTATGCATTCCAATCTCTTGCTGCTGCAGGATTTGGAATTGTAGAAGAGGAGTACAGATGTACTGCTGATGGACAAATAGCTCAAGGAATTTATAAATTAAATTTTAATTCTGATCCTGAGTTGTCAATGATGTTTGCTTGGACAAACAGTTATAATAAACAAGTAAAGTTTAAATGTGTAATTGGTGCTTATATAAATGAAACAGGATCAGTAATGATTTCTGGTAATATAGGTAACTGGGTTAGAAAACACACTGGAACTGCAGATACTGAAGTAAAAGATACTATAGACCAATATGTGTCTAATGCACACATGTACTATACTCAATTATGTTCTGATAAAGTTTCTATGGAAGCAATAATCTTAAATAAAAGAAGACAAGCTCAACTTTTAGGAGTATTATTTGCAGAGTATGAGATTCTTACTACTGAACAAGCTAGTATTATTAGAGAGCAAATGAAGAAACCAAAACAAGTATTTGCTAATACAGATAGTTTGTGGGCATTTTATAATTTTGTAACTAATGCGTTACAATATTCTCATCCTAAAACATGGTTAGAAGATCAAAGAATTTTACATTACTTTATTGGTACTATCTGTAATTTAAGTGCACCACCTCAACCCGTTAGTACACCAGTTCCAGATTTAAGTACACCACCTGAAGATTTAAGTGCACCAGTAGAAGAAGTAGATCCTTTATATGTTATTCCTAATCAGACTAATATCTTAGATCAGATTGCAGATTTAGAAGCAGATGAAATAGATGAAGATATTAGATATGCTGAAAATGATGACACCTATGATGACACCTATGATCAAAATGATGACACCTCTAAGAATGATGACAATGAAGGTCCTTTTGATACAGGTATAGATTATGAAGAAGATTCAATAGTTGATCCATCTGACATAACTTTTCCAGAAGTTACTGTAGAAGATGATTTACCTTTACCTAATGATACAGTTGTAACTTTTGAAGATGCTTTTGGTAATACATTTGAAGCTCCAATAGTTCCACATTGTGCTGGTCATGATGCTGAGACAGAAAAAGAAGAGTTCTTATCACTTACTCCTACAATAGCAGATATTGAAGAGTATGAAGAAGAACAAAAAAGAGAATTTATGGAACCTAGTGAAGCTAATTTAGATATTACTACTGAAGAAGTAGAAGATGACTTTGATTTAGATTTTACTAGTAATGAAACTGAAGAAGATAAGGATAATACTCCTGACTTTTTCTAAAGATCCTTGCTTGAATAGGCTGGGTTAAACAAATAATCAATTAAGGGATGCAGAAATGTATCCCTTTTTTTTTAATTTTACAACATGGAAAAACAATTAAAGCAAGTTGAACAATTTCACACAGCATTTGGACAGAAAAATGGCACATGGCCTAAAAACTTAAATGCAGATGGATATGAACTTAGACATAGACTTATGTCTGAAGAGAATGATGAATACTTAGATGCATGTGATGAAAATTCACTAGTAGAAATTGCTGATGCACTTGGTGATCAGTTATATATCTTATGTGGTACTATTCTTAAACACGGTATGCAGCATATTATAGAAGAGGTATTTGATGAAATACAAGCAAGTAATATGAGTAAACTTGGTGAAGATGGTAAGCCTTTATTAAGAGAAGACGGTAAGATACTTAAAGGACCTGGATTTTTCAAACCAGATTTAACTAAGTTTATTAAAGTTGACACAGATGAATCCAATAGCATTTAAGAAAGCAATGCTTGAAGCATACATGTCTGGAGCAGAAAGCATGTATTGTGGTTGTTATGAAAGACCAACAAAAGCAACAGCTAGAGATTGGTTTGATAATGAGTATGGACAACAAGAGTCAGAAGAATGTGACTGTTGTGAAGAAGATGAAGAAGAATGAAATGGTATGTAATTAGAAATCCTCAATGGAAATATAATAATGAAGTTTCTGTATTAAAAAGAGGTTGGGGAAATGGTTATGTTGCTGTATCACCTACTCATCCTGCTTATAAAATGGACTATGATACATTATTGTATCCAATAGAGGTACATGGGGGATTAACTTATACTCAATTTGGAAATGGTGAAAATGCACCAAAAGATTGGTGGGTATTTGGATTTGATACAAGTCATTTTCAAGATAATTTAGAAAACTGGCCTAAAGAAGCTGTAGAAGCTGAAACAAAAAGATTATTCTGTCAATTACTTGACATAGAATTGGGAGAACTTTAAAAGGTTCTCCCTTTTTTTTATCTTAAGTTCTCAAAAATCTCTGCTTTTTTGATAGCCCATATAGGACCTGATTCCCATTCACCTGCAGGAGGTATAACATTTTTACCAGATAAGCCAAATATATTACCAATGTGATTCCATATTTTATAGCTACCTTCTTTTTGCCATGAATAAGGACCTACTTCTTGTTTATATATAGCTTTATCACTACCTGTTACTATAAGACCTAAATCTGTAACAATCTTAGAATATAAACTTAAAGTTGGACCTACTACAATAGATGATGTTTCTGTAAAATCTAACCATTCATCCATACCTACACCTGGAATAGGAATAAAAGATTGATTTTCTCTTTGTACCATCATAAGCTGATATAATGCATGATTTGCTAACCAACCACCAGCACCATATCTTTCTTGTCTCATTCTCATTTTTTCAAATCTGTCTTCATCTCCTGGATCATAGTCAAATAAATAAGTAACAAGTAAACCTGTAAAAAATAACATCATGCCTTCTGTAACTACCTCATAAACTTGACCTTTTTCTTCTTTAGTCATTATTGGCCAGTAGTTTCTAGCATCTGTAATTAAATTTTTAGTTGTAGCTAAAAACTGTATATACTTACCTCTGTTAGCTTCATTTAAATCCCAATCCCAAACTTCACCGAATCTATTCTCTTTAGACATGTCAGCTTGATATCTAGATAAGAACATACCTGTACCAAATTTTCTAGAAAAAGTAAATACATCATATAACAAATATTTTTCTCCAATAGGACTATCTATTTTAGCCATAGTACCATTTAGTTTTTTATTTGCTGAAGCCATTCTTCTTTTCATTTCATTAAACTTAGTGTTTCTTGAAATTACTAATGAGTCTCCTACATTTATTTGAGCACTAGGTTTTAAATTATTTTTTTTAGCTAACTCATCCACAGACATATTGTATCTTTTTGCTAAAGTAGCAAGAGTGTCTCCAGCTTCAATAGTATGATCTAAGTTCTTAATACCATATTCTGGATTAATTCCATCTTTTAGTTTTAATAAACCTTCTTTATCTGTTTCAAAAGCTTCAGCATATCTAATTTCTTTTGGTGTGCCATCTGGTTGTATTTGTTCAACTGTTTGAAACTCTAATAAACTAAATCCTATATCTAAAGATCCTTGTAATTCAGTTAATTTTCTATCTGAATATAACCAAGCAGCATTTAATAAATCTTTAACAGCAGTTCTTGATGCTGAATCTGTTGAATTTTTTTCTGCTTTACCTGGAGACATATCAAAAGCATCCATAACTTGTAAGTTAAGACTTTTTACACCTTTAGCATAAGCTCCTGTAGCAGCATATTCCATAACAGTTTTTGCAGAAGTAATTGTACCTCTAGCCATTGATGAAAAACTTATATGTTTACCTCCTGCTGCATAAATAAGCTTTTGAAAATCCATACCAAGTTTATTCTTTAATGTTGATACAGGATTCAATGAATAGAATGAAAATCTAGCATTAGACATTAAACCTCTAATTACTTTACTAATTTTTACATTATCTTGTTCCCATTCACTTACATTTTTACCATAGAAAGTTCTATCAATGTAGTCCTTAGCAAGTTGTAGTCTTTGATTATTACTTCTTTTTAAAAACATTGAAGCTCCATCCTTAGCTTTAGCAAGTACAGAACTTGCTACATCTAATCTATCTAAAGCATTATTAGGATCAGCCAAAGTATTTAAGTAAGCATTAGCAATAGGCTCATATTCAATAAGAGCATTTTGTTTATCAAGAGAATAACCATAAGTCAATAATGATCTAAGAATATCTGGAGATACATCATTTACATTCATTTTATATAAACCTCTTACAGGTACCCTTGATATTGGATTACCTTGTAAATCAGTTTTAATATATAGGTGTTTAGTATCAAAGTTAAGACCTCTTTCAGCATCATCATTAGCACTCATTACCCATGACTTTACATTACTTAAAATATCACTAGACTTGTCCTTAATGTCTTTCTTTAAATTAGTTGTAGCTAAATATTCTAAATTATCTTGTTTTCTGAATCTAGGAAAATCTAAATACATTCTTGAAGAATATGGTGATTCTTCTTGCATAGATAAAGTATCTTTCTTTAATTTTTCTAATAACTTAAACTGAGCATTATTGGAAGCTTTTAATTGATAATATTTTTCATTCATATATTTACCATTAGCGGAGCCTACAGCAAATTCTTTAGGTAAAAAATTACCTTTATTATCTATATGAACACCAACTTCTAACTCAACCTTTTGAGTTTTAGGATTGTATCCGGTTTTATATTGATCTTTTATTTTTGTATATGAATACTTAGCAATGGGTACTCCAGCTCTTTTAAACACTTCACCAGTTGAAGGATCTTTAATTTCTGTAGTTTTATAATGTTCTGGATTTGTTGGTTTTGATACACTCCATACTTTTAATCTATAGTATTTAGATATATAACCACCAACACTAACATCATAGATTTCTCTTGAGTAATGATTTCTATCAAACCATTCAGCAAATCTTGAGTTTTTAGCTTTAGCCTCTAGTAAGTTAGAAGAATTAATCCAAGACTCAGCATTATCAACATTAACTTCTTCTATTTTAAGATCACCTAAAGCTTTTGTAAAAGAAGTAATATAATAATCAGTAGCACTAGTTTCTGTTAAATCAGCTAACATTCTGTATAAGTTTCTAAGATAACTTATTTCTTCAGCTGCCATACCAAAAGCTTTTTTATTAGCTATTAATCCGCTATACTCAGCTTTTTCTTCAGGAGTCATCTCATTGAACTTGTTTTGAGCTATAATAGATTCCTCATAGTATCTTAACTTTTTAGCTTCTTCTTTTGTTAGTCCTGTCTTTTTATCAAATTGTTCTTGAGCATCTACTATTTCTAGTTCTATTTGCTTTAATCTTTTAATAGTATCTATACCTAGTTCAAGACCATTAGGTTCTCCATCTTTATCAGTTACCCTATTAACAATATTATATCTTTGCTCATATAGGTCTACTAGTTTTTTTGAGGTTTCAGATTCTTTTCCTTTTTCATTTATCTTTTTTATCTCTTCTAGTATTCCCTTTTTACTTTGATAATATTCATCTGTATAAGCAATTTTTAGATTTTTATTAAAAAACTTTTCTAACTCTGCTTCATACTGATCCGGTGTTGCATCTTTAGTGACTCCTTTACCAGCTAATTCTACATTAATAAAGTGATCAAAATCTTGTTGGAATTTTTCATCATTAGTTATAGACTCATTAAACTTTCTTGATTGTTCTCTATGATATCTTCTTACTAATACTTTTTCTAATTCTACTCCTTGCTTGTATTTGCCATCATTGTCATAAAGATTATACAATTCATTATACTTAGTCTTAACATTTTCTGATGCAGTAAACTCTAGTAAATCATCTAACTCTGTAAACTCACTTGATGAGTTATAAGTTCTTAAGTCATCTAATGCAGATTTTCTCTCCATATAAGCTTCAAAAGCTATGTCTTTTGAAATAACTACATCTTTTTTTAATAATGGATTGTATACAGTATTGTCTTTTTTCCAAATATCTTGTACATCATATACTTCATCAGTAAATCTACGGTTCATATACACTTTGTTAAAAGTATTTAATTCATCCATAGCTACTTTTATAGCATCTTTATCATTATTATCCTTAGCTTTTTTAAGATTAAATTCTAATTTATCTTTATCAGCTCTCCAGTCTTTAAATTTATCTAGAAAAGAATATATTTCATATTCTTTAAACTCTCCATTCTCATCAACTTCACCAACTTTATCTACAAATAAAACCATTTCAGCTAATTGATTTGGACTATTAGCATTATACCCAACTGCATTTAAACTAGATTTTAAATTTTCAACTAGTTTCATTTGTTTCTGAAGTGTTGTAACTTCTTGATCAGAAAGTTTATCTCTCATAAACTGAGAGAAAGCTCCAAATAAGTCATTAACATTACCCATAGGGTTCAACATAGCACCAGCTGCAGAAACATCTCTTACATGTCCTCTTAGATAAGCATCTACTGAAGCTTCAGTAATCTTATTAGCTTGATAATTTTTTATTGCATTATCTAGATATTTTTTTGTAGGTAAGGGTTTTGATAATAGATCATTAACATTTATATATTTTGTATCTTCTACATCTAATTTATCAAATAAAGCATTTGTAAATGTTTCTATCTCTTGTTCTGTATAACCTGATGATTTAAGTATTGTATTTATTTGTTCTTCTAGTTTTGACTTTACATTTTTTTGCATTGGTTCTCCAACTTTTACAAAAAACTTTTTCATAAAGTCTGCAGTCATATCAGCAGCTGTTTCAATATTATTTTCAATAACTGCTTTTATAGATAATATTTTTTTACTTAACTCATTTGCTGGATCTAAACCTAAAATCTTACTAATATCTTTTAAGAATTTACTTTCTCTTTCCATAAACTCTTTAAAGTACTGGATTTTTTGGTTACCTTCTTCTGTTAAATGCTTGTTTGTTTTCTGTAACTCATTAAAAATGTTATTGATTTTTCTTGCAAACAATTCTAATTCACTAAGACTATTTATAAAAGATAAAGATCTTAATTTTAAATCTTGTTCATTAAGTTGTAAAGCTTCAACTAACTTATCTAGCTCTTCATCTGTAAGTTCATCATTATTATTTTTATAACTACCAACATAATCTTTTATGTTTTTGATTATATTAATACCATCTTTACCTAATTCTTCTCTTAACTTTTTTGGTGATGTTCTTAACTGTCCTAATTGGAAAGTCATTTCATCATGAAATCTATTAATAGCATTAACTAAATTTTTTGGCTCAATAGATTTAAGTTCTTTTAAAAAGTCATCAGTATCTTTTTTAAAATCAGCAAACAAACTTGCTTGATAACTAAGATCTTCAATGACAAAGTCTTCATTTAACATCATATCTACTAATTCTTCTCTAGTAGTAGTAGTATCAAGCTTACTAAGATTTACTTTATTTGTCAGAGCTTTAATTACTTTTTTTATTGCATATAATAAATTTTGTATAAACTTCTGAAATAAACTATCATCATCTTTAATACCTTTAAGTTTGTTATCAGCATCAATTTCCATTGCTGTTACAATAGCTTCCTCCATAAATCTAGGAGTACCTTCTTCTAACTCAGGATATCTTTCTTTTACAATAGCAATTGCATTTTGTCCAGTAGTAGAACTAATCAATTGATCATATAAATTATTAAACAACTTAGGGTTTTGATAAGAAATACCCTTAATTAAGGGATGGGCAAACTCATGCATTACATTGTTAGCTGTAAATCTACCAGATACAAAATAAACTTTATTCCCATAATAGAATGCAGATACATTAGGCGCATATGGTGTTGGACTATTTTGTAATAGCACAGCAGCTTCAGACGGTGTAATTATTTGATAATCTACCTTAAAAGCTTTTTTAAACTTCTCACCTAGTCTATTAGCAATCTCAATATCTCTAGATTTATTTAACTGTTCTTTAGTAAAAAACATTTTAGTACCATTACTGTCAAATAAATATTCATCAGTATATTCTTCACCAGCTCTTTTAGCATCTTCTTTTTGAATCTCTTTTGCCTCATTCTCAGCCATTTGCATTTCTCTCAACTCTATCATGAGTTCACTCTCATAGTAATTATCTACTAATGTCTGTGGTATATAGATATCATAATCAGGAGTATCTCCTCTTTCTAAATATATAACAGTATCTTCACCATACTTTTCATTTAAAGATTTTATATAGTTTCTAGCTTGTTCAGGATTCATAGATAAAGCTTTTCTAGCTTCATTATTAATCATCTCACTTAGAAAATCTTTAATAGCAATTTGACAAGGCATAATATTCTTTTATTTAAATATACTAATTTTTATTTACAACTAGATGAAGATCTTGGAATTCCTGGTAAACCTTCTGGTTTATTTTCATCAGATACTTCAGGTTGTATAGGCTCATCTCTTTTCATTTCTGGTGTCTCTGGTTCAGTCGGATCAGTTTCAGTTTCTTCAGAAGTTTCTTCAGCAAGAGGTCCTCCTGGAACTAAAGCTAATAATGCTTGAATTTCTGGTGAATCTGCTGCTAATATTTCTGGAACTAATTCTTCTGATTGAACTCTTGATAAACCATTTCTATATAAAGTAGGTTCAGATACATAATTTTTAAATGCACCTTTTGAATCTATAAGTCTTTTATATATTAAATCTAAGGTAGCTCCATTTAAATTATTTGTCTTAAATATATCTGCAGCATTCTGCATTACGCCTATATAATCTTCATAAGGCAATGCTTCAACAAAACCATACTTACTATAGCCAATACCATGTTGATAAATCATCATGTTTGGTAATAGACTGAATAATTTACTTATTCTTTTATTATCTTCCTTGTCAGTTGATTTTACTACATCAATATTTGCAAGATCTTTAATGTTAGTATAGTAAACTTCTGCTAACTGTGGATCCTTTAACATCTTGATATCATTAAGACTTAGTACAGATTCACCTGATTTAACTTTTGGTTTAGTTAATTGAGCAAGTATTGGATATTTGTTTTTTAAATTAGGAAATTCTTCTATCATATTAAGTACCATATCTGTATAGGAATTGTTTGGTAATCCCATTATGGCTTGTCTGTTAAAACTATTTATTAAAGCTCTTTGATTCAGGTATTTTTCATAAGCTACTTTATTAGCTTGTTCTGGATCTTTATTATATTTTTTAGTAAGACTGACAAATTTTAAATAATCTTTGTTTGTTTCTAAAGATTCTATTGGATACAAAAATCTTTGATACTCTCTTTCAATAGAATATTTAAAATACATTGACTCATTAGCAAAGAGGTTGTCTTGTGCTCTAAAGCCTTGTAAACCAATTTGATTGTAAGCAGAAGAGTCTGTATTATCTCTTAGGTATAAACCTTCACTATATTCTTTACTTAATCTTTCTTTATCTATAAGTATACTATCTGCAGTTACTTCAACACCATTTTTAACCCCAGTTTTTTCAATTACTTTTTTCTCTTTATATTCTGAAGGCATGCTTGTTACTTGACCATTTTCATCAAGCATATTTGTCATGTAATTCTGGAATATATAATTTGGTATAGCATTTTTAAATTCAGTAATAAATCTTCTTGCACCATCTTGACCAGAACCAAACTTAGATGTAATACTAGCTTGTCTAGTTTTTATAGCATTGATAATATAATTAGTAACTGTAGCATTATTTCTTAATGGGAAAACAGGTACAATCATATCATTAATTAACTGATTATCAAAGAAAGGTCCTAATATAGATTCCATTACTTTATCAACTAAACCTTTTGGTAATTTAGACATCTCTTTAGTTTCTTCTAAAGATAAGTTTCTATTGATTATTTCTTGTAAAGTTTTAGATGTTTTTGTGTCAGGATTAGACTGCATTTTTAATGTTGTAAATCCTTTAGACATTTTTTCTAGTTCAATAAAATGCAAGAACATAGCTTTAGCATATTCTCTATTTTCAGGATTAGATAAATTTCTGTCTTTAATTACAGCCATCATCTTATCATAATCAAAATTACCATCTTTTTCTAGTATACCACTATTAACTACAGTTGTAGTAACAGCATTATAATAACCAGAATTAGATACAAGACTTTTCTTACCTTTTTTTAGACCAAATTTATTTAAAGTATTTTCAGCAGCTTGCCATTTAGTTGCTGTTTCTTTAAAATCTTGTGGTATTTTTTTAGTTAATTTAGCATAAGCACTACCAATTAACCTTTGTTCTTTTGTATAATCTCTTACAAGAGGATTTGATACAAAAGCAATTGCTAATTCTTTTGGTACACCTGCTTTAAGTAAAAATGTAATCATAGGTACTGTTTCATAGTTACCCTGAATAAAAGATATCCAAGCGTCTTTTTCAACATCCACGGCACCATTCATAAACTGAGAATATAAGTCTGCAATTTTATCTACACCAAAGACATCATCTGTACCTGAAAGAGAAACAGCACCTTCTGTTGTTTCATTATGTGGTAAAAACAATCTTACATTATAATCTTCATCAGTATCTACATATCTATTTAATTGGTCATCAAAAGTTGAAGCCTTATAAGTCTTTGGTAAAGAAGCACCTACTGAATTAAATATTGGGTGCAAAGAGTTTTCTACTGCTAACATACCTAATACATTTTTACCAACCATATTTACATCATGTTTATGTAAATTGTAAGCTGCTTCAAGTATTCTACTAGGACTAATAACCTTTTGTCCTTTTAAACCTTTTTTAGTATTCTTATCATGTGTGTTTTTAAATCTGTTGTACTCAATTACATCATCCTGTAATTCATCAGCAAGATCATCTTTTAATAAGTATGTATCATTTGGTCTAACTAAGTTAGCATAGTTATCTGGTAACTCTAATATACCTTTGATAGATTGAATTAATTCATTCTCTAAGGCAGCTTTTTGAGTTTTGATAATATTTACTGCTGTTTTTTTTCCGGCTTCAGTTTGATTAAGCTCTTTTACTTTAGTTGCTACAGCTTGGTTTGACATACCAGATTCTACAAACTTACCAAAACTATCAATAGTAGGCATGAATGTAGTTAATTTATCAACGTCAAAGTCACCCCCTGATTTTGCAACAATCTCTGTAGGAGGAATAATAATATTACCTGCAGCAGGATCTAGAAATTCATATACTTCCATAAACTCCATTGAGTTTAATCCTTGTACTGGAATCCTTACAGCTGATAGAGTAACAGATTTTCTATGGTTACCTTTATCTAACCATACATCATCTTTAATCATATCATTAAGTCTAGCTCTTGTACCAATTACTTCACCATCATTATGTTTAAGTTTTAGTAAGTTATAGAAATCTCCTTGTAAAGCAATAGCTATTTTCATAGCACTAGTCTTACCGTCTGTTGTTTCATTATTATAAAAAGGTAAGTTATTAGTACCCATGTATTTTCTAACATCAGCTTCTGTAGAATTCTTAAACTTACGATCCCATAAACCATTAGACATAGTACTAGATACTTGTACTAAAGCTTCACCTTTTACTTTTTGTTTAATTAATCTTTTCTCAACAAGAGAAACCAAGATCTTTTCAATTTCATCAGCTTTTAAATGTAAAGACAAGTCTGTTTTTAAAGACTTATCTCTATTTAAACCAACTAGTTGAATTAAGTGTTCAGGTAAATCTTTTCTATCTAGTTCAGCTTGTACTACATCCAAGAAATTATCTAAGTTACCAGAATACTTTTTAGTTTCTGGATTATACTCATAACCAATTTCATTTAGTAATTCAAGTTTAAGAATATTACTATAGCCTTTTACAGCTGTTTCATATCTTTTAACTGCAGGCTCATTCTTAGAATTAATAATCTCACCATTACGGTACATATCCCCAAGAATCAACTTTCTTAACTGAGTAGCAAATACAGTTTTACCTTTATATTTATTAGGTACACTAGTAACATTCTTAAGATATTCTAAATGAACAACATTTGGAGTAAATTTAATATCTTTCTTAAGTGACTTTTGTTCTGAGTCATCATAAATTTTATCTGGTTTACCATTAGATGTAACACTACCTACTTTAGAACCTGTTTGAAAAGTAACATATTGAACTCCTGATTTCATCATTTGTTCATGTAAAGATTGTAAATCTGAATCTCTAACTACAGATGGAATAAGTGGAGCTAATGCAAATTTATGCATTGCTGTTATTGGTAAACCTGTTAATCTAGTTTCACCAATTTTACTAGCTAATGGACCAAAGTTTTGTGCTTTTAATACAGGAAACATTTCTGTAACATCTCCTGCAGAAATATCTAAACCTTCTACTACTTTTTGAAATAATATTTCTTGAGCATTAGACCAATTGTTTTGTAAAATATTTAATGTACGGTATCCATCAAAAGTGATAAAGCCTTGACCATCACCTTCTTCCATACCAGTAAATTTTTTAACTTCTTTTGCTACTCTTCTATCAATTTCTGCTTTAGATACGTTAGTCTTAGCATATCTTTTTTCATAGTCAGCTCTAAGACCTTTTTCAATCTGATTTACATATACAGAGTCTCTTTCAATATCTTGAAGTATAGCTGTAGTGTAAGTACCATCATAACTAATAGGTTGAATATCATCATTTTTTAATGAAGCTGCATAAGATGTATTTGCTACATAATCATTGATAAATCTTTGAGCATCTTTATCTGTTCTATAACCAGGACCTCCAGAAGTAGAACCTGTATTTCTTTTATGCATCTCTTCTTTATCATGGTTATACTGTACAAAGTCTCCATAAAATAAAATACCCATTTCAAAATTATGAATCCATGCATTGTAAGTATAAGCTTCAATAAGAGTTTTTTCTATTTCTTCTTCAGTTTTATCTGATTTTTTAAATCTTTCATATAAATCTGGACTTAAGTATTTTGATTCTGAAAATAAACTATAGTTTAATTCAGTTTGATCTTTAAAAGATTCTTTAACATTTGCTCTAATTCTATCCATTATTCCTTTTGGATTAGTAGAAACAAAAGTTTTTAAATCAAAATTTGTTTTTTCTTCAATAGCTTTGTCTATAGCAGCATATATTTCTTCTTTAACAGAGCTTGATAATAAGTCATCAAATATTGTAAAGACTTCACCAGCCATTTTACCATCTCCTATCTTTCTATTATAGCCTGCATAGTTTTTATACTCATCTTTATTCTGTCTAAATCTAAATATTCTATCAGCTTCTCCTTCCATATAAGGAAGTATATGTGCTTTTAATGCATATTCTCCAGCAGTATTTTTGTCAAACATATCAATGTCAACCCATAACTGATTATCATCACCTTTCTTTCCAGGTTGTGGAACAACACCACCATCAACATAAGCACCAAATGAAGATGACTTAGATGCATGTCTCATGAATTCTTGAACACCACCCTTAAGCATAGTGTTTATTTCTTGAAGCATTTTACTATTAACATCTAAAGAAGTTGTATTTTTTCCTTCAGCAGAAATGTTTGCATCATATTGAGTACCAGAATCCATAAATAACTTTAAAGACTTGTTTTGTCTTTTTAGTTGTTGTGAACTATTAACATCAAATAGTGATCTTATAACACCAAGCTTTTTAGTATATGAATTAATAGTAGGATCTAAATAAGACATGTAACTTAGTGAGTCATCTGTCCATAAATCAGAAAGTTTTTTTGCAGCATTTAAACCATACACTTGTTTACTAATTGAATGATTATCAATATGTTCAAATACTAAATTTCTTTCTGCATTAAATACTCCAAAGTTAGAACCTTCAGAACCATATCTTACTTGTAATTCAGCAAGGTTGTTAAGTTGTGTCTTTTGGTTTATTACACCCTTACCAGCTATTCCTTCTGGAATACCTTTTATAAACATACCAACAGGATCTGTTTTAAATTCATTAATTACAGTTCTAACATTATATGGTGTAGTACTTAATTTTTCTTTTGAATGCATTTCACTAATAGCATCAAATAGATAAGGTAAACCAAATTTCTCAATAGCTTTAGTATCTTTTTTAAGAACAGACTTGATAATAGGATTATCATCTAGACTTATACCTATAGCTCTAGCAAAATCAAAAGATTGAGCCTCATCTAAAGTGCCCTTAGTGTTTGAAAAGGTTGATACTACTTTTTCTAAATTTAAAGTAGGAATATTATCCTTACCAATTCTATCTACAAATGTATTTTTAGTATCTCCTTTAAACTTATCTTGAAAAGTTTTTATAGCATTGCTTGCATCTATTGAAGCATCTGTTACTGCTACACTAAAATCATATACTGGAGTATCTGATTCTGTAACAACAGGTATTGGATTACCATTCTTATCTAATTGGTTACTCATTTGAGGAGTACCAAATATAGTTAACTGTATATATGGTACACGCGGTTTGTTAAAGTCTTGCCAAAAAGAAGTAGTTATCTTAAATTCAAAAATATTATTACTTGTATTTGGATTAGGCAACTTACTTAATAGTTGTTTAAATACAGGGACAGATACACTTTCTTCAATAATAGCATCATACATGTCTTTTGGATCTTGTAGACCACTCAGTGTTCTTACTGTGTTATTCCAAGTACTTCTAAAATCAGCAAGTTTTTTGAAACCTAACTCATTATATTCAAACTGACCTTTATCATTTACAGCATGTAAACTTTTTAAAAGATATAAAGTTTCTTTACCAGCAAGTTCAATTAAAGACTTATCTCCTACTTTCTTATCACCATATCTTTCAGTTTCTGTACCAGCAGATGGATTAAATAAATTACCTTCTTCATCTAATTCTAGATTAATATACTTCTGACGGATTAAATCAAAAGAACTATTTAGTACATGATATGCTACAGTACCACTATCAGTATTACCATAGTTATCAATACCTGCTTGTAATATTCTTATTCTATTGTTTAATAAATCTTTTTTTATTTCAGTCTCTTCTGTTTCTTCTGTATTTTCTAATTTATTTAAATCTTCTTTGAGTGACTTTAACTTAGCTGTAAGTTTAATTTTTATAAATTTATATAGAGGTTCTCTATTTCTAGAATCAAGTAATATACCTAATGATTTAGATTTATCATTACTAACACTATTCTGTTCATCAACAAGATCTGATATTAAAGAGTCCATACTTTCCTTAAGTAAGTTAGAGTCTTGTCTATTTAATACTTGTACATCTTGTGTTCCTGGTTCAACAATACCTGAATTTCTTTCAAGAACATCAAACATTACATTATCCACAAGAGGTGTATAGTTATTTAAGTCTTTACCTAAGTATAACTTATCAAACATTTCAGCAACAGTTCCTATCTCAGTTACATCAGTAACAGAACCTTTACCAAATAGTGATTTAATAAAGTTTAATATTCTTCTGAATAAACTATTTTGTTTAGGGCTATTTTTTTTTGCTTTTGGATTTTTAGCATAAGTTCTAAAATCTTCAGCTAGTATTTCTTCTATCTCAAAGAATGTTTTATTACCACCAAGTCTACCTTGTACTTCTTTATACAAAGCTTTTTTCTCTGCTTTAGTTAAGAATAACTGTGTGAATCCGTGCCAAGCTTCATGATATACATCAACCATTGAACCTTTCTTAGCTAACTCAATTGTACCTAAGTTACCATTAAGAACGGAACCATGTTTTATAAACCTAGCATATGCATTAGAGTTGACTATGTTTGCTACTTGTTTTAAATCAATGTATTTATTTAAAGGAGAATTACCCCACCATTTCTTAGCTTCATCAATTTGTTCTTGACTAACATCTGATGGTAAGTTTTCAGATCTATAAAAGAATATATCTCCAGCTCCATCCTCTTCAGGAGAAGGTGTATTGTCTGGAGCAATAATATTATTTATTTCTGCTTCAATTTCTTCTATAGATTTTTTAACAACTGGTTTTGTAGTAAAGTCTTTTGTAGCTCTAACATAACCAATATTCTTATTTCCTATTCTTACTTGAACTGGATCTTTAAATACATCTCCTTGTTCTGTTATGATATTTGGTACTAAATGTAAAGTAGCTTCTTGTGTTAAATCTTCTTCAGTTATATTTTGTTCTTTATTATAAAACTCTACTACGTTACCTTTTTTAGTAGTCAGTTCCCATCTTGTTCTTGAACTAGCAGGTTTTGAAATAATTCCTTTTAAAGGATAACCTTCTTTTAAAAGTTCAACAACTCTTTCTTTTGTTTCAATAACTCCTAAAGTAGGAGATTGCTCATCTTCTGGTACCTGGTTTTCAAAAAAGTCATCTCTTATAATTTCTGTTTCATCTTCCTCAGCTTCATTAATCTGCTTAGTTATTTCATTTGGTAAAGCAAAATACATATAACTATTAAAACTTCTACTTTTAACATCTAGATTAATAAACAGCTTAGTATTAGGTAGTGTGCTTAACAAAATAGAATAAGAAGAATAAAAATCATCAATAGTATTAGTATCAAGATTATAATCTTGGTATTGCATATTCTTTAACAAAGCTGCATTATAAGTCATCTTAGCAGAAAAGTATTTACCATCTTTACCTGATGCATTTTTTAATGCATTATATATTTCTTCTTGAGCAGTTGATGATTCTAAATTAACAGTAGTAAATTTACTAGCATAACCTTCTTGATATGAAGTTGGTGAATATGAAAATACTAGTGTATCTGTATTAGGTAAATATGACAACACATGTTTTCTTGTTGCATCTGATGCTTTCTCTGATAAAAACTGTGTAACAAAATCATATCTATCATTCTTAGATATATTAGGATTTACTAAAACAGCAGCAATTTTTTTAATTAAATCATCTGTTAAATTAGGTCTATCAATTTTATATTCAGAACCTTTTAATTGTATAACAGCTTCACCTTTAGAAAAACTAGAACGTCCAGACTTAATAGTAGTTATAGTTGACATAACATATTCTGGATTATCTACTATCTCTGAAAGTGTAGATAGATTAATAGCTTTTGGAGCATACTCACTAATTCCATTACTTATATCAGTAATGTTTACTAATGGAGTTTCACCTTTTAATAAACTTTGTTTAAAATCATATAACTCTTTAAACTCTTGTTGTTGTGTTTTATAAATATCTTTTACTAGTTCTTCATATGCCTCTTTTGATAATTCATTTTTTCTATTAATAGCATCTGCAATAGCACGGGGACTTAATATAGTATCAGTTTTACCATATATATCAGTTACTCTATATCCTTTACTGTCTTTTCTTACTTCTCTTAAAAATTGGTAAACTAATTTACCACCATCTTCCATAGTAGAAATATCTCCATTTTCTGAAAAATAAACTGGCTGACCACCTTGATCAGTCATTATCATTAAGAATAACTCATCAGGAGTAGTAACATTAGCTTGAGCTTTATTTATTTTATTTAAATACAAAGCTCTATTTAATAACCTAGCTGTAGATTTATCTAACATCTCTGCTGGAATATCTGACAATCTAATTGGTTTTAGATTAAGCTTTTTATTTTGATACATAATACTTTTTAAAGAAGCATTATTATCCATATTAGCTTTAATAGCTTTTAAAGTATTATATATAACTTTTCTACTACTGTCTAATGTTTCTAATTGTTCAGCATTGTTAGGATCTACTTGTAAAAATTCTTGAAAAGTTGTAGATATAGCTGAGTAAGGTTTATAGTCTAAAGGATCTTTTACTATATCATCTCCTGTCTTCTCTTCAATAACAAATGCTTTTTCTTCAGTCTTTGCAATTAACTCTGCTTTAACTGCAGGATTAGAAATAGGATCAAAATATTTAACTACATTATTTAAACCTTGATCTTCATTTTTAAAAGATTTAATTAAAGGTCTTAAATTATCTGTTTTAATATCTAAATCTCCAAGAGAAGGTCTGAATGAAGCTGTACCAATTAAAGTAGGAATTTGTTGTAAAAACTTAGCTGCTGTGTCGGCATCTTTTGCTCCAGCTATTTTATTAAATAGATCTGTCATATAAGTTTTAGTGTCAAACTCAACACCTTTTTTTATACTATCAATCATGTGACCATACACATGAGCATATAATTTTTCAATCTGAGATTGGCTTAAAGCACAAGTAATTTTCATATCTTAACAATCTAAATCATCTAATAATTCTTTATCTAAGGTATCTGTTGTTTTGTTCATAGATGCCTTTTCAATTCTATCTAACTCTCCGTCTTTATTTTGTATTAAGCCTTCAATAAGATCTATTGATTTATCTACCATAGATTTTTCTGCTGATGTGGTAGGTGTTTCTGTTGGATTAGTTGCTCCCATTATTACTTCTTTAAGATTAAATAAAAGATTTAAATTATTAAAACTTATTTCTTGTTTTGCAGAAGTACCTAGATTAGAGACAGTTACAGTTTTTGCAACTTCATTTATTGACTCTATAATTACTGTATCATTTTCCTTAGCAAATACTTCATTTGTAGGTGTAAAGATAGTAGTTTTTGCAACAAATTGAGAATCCTTTTGTAAAGATGTTGGTACAATTTTTATAGCATTGTTATCAATGTCTTGTTTTTTAGCCATCATCAATTCAGACATTTTCTCTAAATTATCAAAAGCAATATTTCCTTCAATTACCTTACTCTCTAATAAGTCTTTAAGAGCTAATAAGCCATCCATGTCATTGACTTTATCTAATTCTTTTTGGAAATCAGTTAAATCAAATTCAGTTTCTGGACTAATATAAGCATTGTCTATATCAGGACTTTCTGTTGGAGAAGCAGTATCATCAGAAGACTCTGCATCAGTAGGTACTACTGAAGCTGGTTCTACTACTATAGAACTTAATGGTGCATTAGGCATTGGTATAATAGAGTTAATTCTATCTTGTACATCAGCTTTACTTAATGCAATTAAGAAATCAGAAGATAACAAAGTTGGACTAGTTGGTTTACCAGCAGATGTTATTCTACCTGTTTCTTTTTCTCTTGTCATTTGAACTGGTAATAAAGCTATGTTAGGATTAACACCAATCATTCTATTTAATAGATTAGCATATGCAGTTTGTTGTAACTGATAATCCTCCATCTTAGAATTAGCATTGTTCTTTTTCTTAAAGTTATCCCACTTAGATTTCTCACCAGTCTTAACATCCACAATAGTAATGTTACCTGAAGTATCAGCTACAAGTAAATCTATTTCTCCTGCAATCTTTAATTCTTTGTCAAATACTCTAATACCTTGAGAAACAACATATATCTCACCATTGTCAACTCTTTTCTTAAGAGCTGTTAAGAAACCTTTTTCTCCAAATAAATCATCAAATGCTTCTTGCGTAATATTTTTTTCATTGAATTCAATTGGTTTATCTCCTTCAAATAATCTTTTGATTTGCTCATCTATGTAGTTACCAGAGATTCTAGACTCTTCATAAGTTTTTTCAGATACTACTTGCTGTATTTTGTTTAGTAAATCTTCACTTGTTAGCTTAGATTCTGTTGTATATAATTCATCAGTAAGTTCTTGTTGTAACTCATTATATGTAAACTCACTAAAGCCAGATAAACTTCTACTTCTAAGTTCTTGAATGAACTCATTAATATTAATTCCTGTTAAAGGAGTACTACCAATAGTTAAGTAAAAAGCAGTAGCTACATCTTTAGCATTAGTATATTCATACTTATCTCCTTTTAACTCTTGGATTACTCTTGTTACTCTTTTATAGACTTCACCATCAATCATATAACCAGCAGGAGATTGTTCAATTTCTCCTTGCTTATCTTTTAATTCTTGTATCTTGTTAATAGCTTCCTGTAGCTCAGGAGTCATTCCTTTTTTAGCTCTGGTTGCAATTAACTTTTCTAGATCATTAACAACTATAGTATAGTTATTTTTGTTGGCAATGTCTTCTGCTGTAGGTTCTTTAATAGCATTAATATCTTTGATTAATGTATTTAACCTTCTTTGGAATACTCTTAATTGAGGTAAACTTTTAGTACTAGTGTCAATTTGTTTACCTTGATAAACAAACTTAAAATCTTCTTTTTCACCTAGTTCTTTGGTTGTCTCTTCTAGTTTTAAAGATTTATTGTAATCTTCAATTATTTGTTTAGCTTCTCTATCTGATTGTAAAAACTTAATGAATACATTCCTCATCTTTTCAGCATCAAAACCTAGTTCTATATCTTCTTCCTCTGTAAGTTTTGATAAATATTTTTTATCAAATAACTCATAGAGTTTATTATATAGTACTGGATCCATATCTTCTGGTGCAGTATCACTAGATACTATAACAGGTTCTTTAGATGTAGGTGCTTCTGCTTTTCTATTATTAAAATCATTAATTATTTGCTCTCTATATCTTTCAAACTTTTCTTCTATAGGTTTAACTAACTCTGGATCTGGTTCTTCTCTTAATGTGTATACTCTTGCTTTAGTAAATTCTATTGCAGCTGTAGTAGGATCAAATTCAGCACCTTCTTTTGAGTCTAATCTAAGAGTGCCGTCCGTATCCATATAAAATATTAATGGAAATTCTCCACCATATTCTACTTCAGCAAAAGAATCAGGTACCATAATCTCTGGTAACTTAGTAAATGGAATATCTAAACCATCTTTAGATTCTAAAGTATCAATAGTTTTTTCTACTTCTTTTTTAGGTAAAGCATCAAGAGCTTCTTGTTTTTGTTCTTCAAGTTTATCTAATAGTCTTTTTAATTCAGCATCTAAACTCTCAGGTAAATTAGTAGTAGGCTCATCTTTTATTTCAGAAGCTTGTTCAAACAACATATAATACTCTTCATACTGTTCTGTTCCTTCAGGAATAATCATTTTTGATTCATGATCATAGAACTCAGAAGGTGGGGTACCATCTTTTTTCCAAGCTTCAAAGTCTTCTAAGCTAATATAAATACCTTTGTTTGCAAGAGCATTTAACAAAGCATTATCAACTACAATTCCAAATTCATCTTTAACTATTTTTTCATAGATAGAACCTCTTCTAGCATACAAATCCTTCATCCATTTTCTATTTCTATCTACTAAGTCTAAAAATCCTCCTGGATCATGTAAAAGATTTACATATTTCATTATCTGTTTAGCTTCTGAATCTAGTTTTTGATGGTCAGCTAATAAATTAAAAGACTCATCTAAATTTTTATCAAATACAAAGTCATCACTAAGACCTGCAATAGTTTTTAAATAATCTCTGTAAGCTCCTTCATATTCAGAAAACTTTTCTATTTTGTTATCTTCTGTAAAGTCTCCAAAAAATTTATTTAATACTTCATCTACTTCTTCATCAGTTACAGGAACATCACCTTTTTCTTTTTGCAATTCTTCTTTTACAAGACCTGCTTTTTCATATCTATTAAAAAAGTTTCTGTACTTAGCTGTAGACTCTGCCAATTTTTCTAAAGCTCCTAGTTTTCTTTTTTTCTTTTCAAGATCTTCTCTAGTTCTTTCATCAAGTTCTAAACCATCAATTACCTTTACTTGATCTTTTAATAAAGCTATTTCATTTTTTAACTTACCATAATCAAATAACACTTCTGCATCTGATTGAGTCATGTTTTTAAATGGTTTTTTTGTTATGAAATTTTGTAATACATCTGCTTTTCTCTGCATAGTATAGTCAAAAGTCTCTCCAAAATAAACAGCATTTTCTGTAGCTTTATTCCAAGCATGATGTAATGCTACAGCATCTTCATACTCAGGTGTATTTTTTGGAGGTAAATTTTCTTGAGTAATGGGATTAGGAAATTTTTCATTATAAAAATTATATCTTTTCTCAATACTTTTAGTTTTGTTTATTACATCATCTATCTTAGTAAGATATTTTTCTCCTTCACCTTTTGGTATGTTTGGAATATTTTCTTCTAACTCAGCAGGTGTTAATTGTTTCAAGTCTTCTAACTTAACTCTAAACATATCTAAGCCACCTTTTTGAATTAAGGTATCCATTTGTTTTAGAAAAGCTTCATCTGTAGCATCTATTGCTTCTTTTTTACTGCCTGTTTCTTTAACTCCAGCTACTAAGTCTTGAACACCATAATTAAAAGGTCTAGCATTTAAGAATTCATTTATATCAATAGAATTTAGATTACTAACTAAATTCTCCATTATAGCCGTTTTTTGTTGTTTAAACTCTCTGTAACCTTCTTTGTTAAACAGTTTATTATAACCTGTTGATAAAAACTCTACACTGTTATTAATAGGAGAAGCTATAGCCCCCATTGCAAAACCAGAAGCAAATGTTTCAAAACCTCTACCAGTTAACTGATTTCTTGCTTCTTCTTTAAAAAAATCTAATTTAGATTTATTAGCTAAGCTGTCTACAGCTTTAGAATATATATTTGATTTAAGAGCTGGACTATCAAATGTATCTGTATAATATTTTTCATTAGCTCCTGATACAATTTCTTGCATACTTTCTTGAACACCTTCAGAGAAGTTTCCTTTAAAGTAGCCAACAGTATTTTTAGCAGATTTATATATAGGTTGTCTACCCCAATCTTTTACATAATTAATAAAATTATTTTTCTTAAAATTAAATTCTTTTTTACCTTGATCATATACTACAGAACCTAGTTTACCAAATTTACCACTAGATACTTGTTGAAGTTCTTTAGCTGTATTTCTCATAAAGCTAGGTATACCACCTTTAGGACCAACTATATTTGGAAATGTAATTGCATTACTTGCATATATTAAAGCTGTATTCCATTTAAGTGTACTTAATGATGCTTCTTTAGATTGTTTAAACATATCATATTGAACATCATTATCAGGAGCTTTACCGTTATCTCTATAGTATTTATTATAAAGGTTATCATATACTTGATTTTCATTCATCCCGGCTTCTAGTCTAGCCTCAGATAGAGCCATGTTTATACTTCTTACATCTTTATAAAAACCTCCTGCTGTTTTATAAGCTTTAGCAAGGTTTGTTAAATTATATAATTGATCACCTTTTTTTACAGTTTCACCAAGACCTTTTACAGCATAAGCTGTATTTTGAAAAGGACTTAAAGAACCTGTACCAGTTCTTTTAGCTGCTTCCCAAAACTTTCTAGCATTAGACACACTTTCTACACTTTTTAAAGTTGTGTTTACAGCCTTATAACCATCTACAGCCATGTCAATTCCTTTAACGGCTCTAGCTGTATTTTTTAAGAAATTAGCTGATGTTAAAAAGAAACTTCCTCCTAATGTTTCAGGGGCAAGTAATACACCAAGTGCTTCTTCAGTAATAGCTTCTGCCATAATACCTGCAGAATAACCAAAGTTCATTACTAAATTATTTGTAAATCCAAAGACTCCTCCTTTACTAGATTGACCAATAGCTGCTGCACTAGTATAAGCTTCAGCATCTTCAAGATCACTAGAAGTAAAGTCTCCTTGAAGCATTTTACCCATACTTTTCCAACCACTTCCAAAACCTCTACCAAATAAAGGTATGAAAGAATGTTTCATCATTCTAGAAAAGTCATCTACTTTACTAGTTCTAGAGTTAAATAAAGCTTCATTATCTCTTAGTGGTGAGAAACCTATCTTATCAAAAGCTTCTTGTCCATATGCATTATATCTTTTATAAAAAGCATTACCATCAGGACCAGCATCATAAGAATATATTTTTGCATAACTATTAGTATCCTGATTACTTTGTACCTTAGCTTGGATATCACTACGCAAAGCATTCTTAATATCTTGAAAATTAGCATTTTTAGGTACTCCTGTTTTATTAGGAGGTTGCTGTACTAATGTTTTTCTTACATTTTGTTGAGGCTGACTTAAACTATCTAAGCCAGGTAATGTAGGAAAAAATCTATCTTGTGAAGGAAAGTTTATTTTAGGTGTAGAAATCTTATCTCCTTCAAAAGCTGCTAAACCTTTACTATCAATTGTAGGAGCATTAATTCTACCATACTCTGGTCCTAAAGGATCTAAAGAATTAAAACCATCATTAGTACTTGCCATTTTGTAATTGTGTATTAAGGTTATTAATTTTTGGAGTATAATCTGTAGCAAATTCTTTTCTGATTCTTTCTAAATTATTGCCATGATAAGTAGTATTGTTATAATCTGTTATCATTTCATATTTACCTTCTTCAGGATTCCATAAAGGATAATTCATAGAGACATTATAATCACCGGTTCCAATTTTATTTTTTTCAATTTGTAATTTATAATTTGGATTAGCTGGATCACTATAAGTATAAGAACCATAATAATCTACATAAGATGCTAATGGTGAATTGAAAGAACTAGTATATAAATCATTAGATAATTCTTTAGAATCTGCAATATATGATATACCATTTTTCATAATAAGGTTATATTGTTCTGTTGATATTATACCAGGTGTGGTAAGATCACCATCTTTATTTTTATTATAAACATAACCTTTTAACCATTCAGAATCAGGATAAATTATCATAGCAGCTTTATTTACACTACCACCAGCTATAGGTGCTACCCCAATTTTAAAGTTACCCATCTTAGTTTTAGGTTTCATCATCTCAGCTCTAATAGCATTTAATATAGAAATACCAGCATCATTTCTAAAACCTTCTTCAGCTCTTTTATCAAAAGCTGTTTTACTAATACCATCAAATGTAACACGGTTTTTATTTGTGCTACCCCAATCTATTTTTTCAATATCTCTAACTAATTGACCAAACTGAATATTTCCTTTTGTATGTACTGCTTTAGGATTAACAAATGTACCTGTGACACCTGATGTAAATAATCCAGTACCAGTCATTTCACCTAGTTGATCTAAACCTGGTAAAGGATTAGATGTTTTTGATACTTTATTTGAAGAATAAACTTTACCAGCTTCTCTAACCATTTCATCATAATCTCTTGCAACAGAATTTATTTCAACTAAATTAGTACCACCAATTGCTTTTTGAATGTCTCTCTTTTTTTCTAATAATTCTTGTACTCTTGGGTCTGACTTAGCTCTTTTTGTAGCAGCAGCATATTCTACTAAATTTTTTGAAGTACCAGTCATATACTCATCATAGATATTACTTAATTTGCTACTAACATCTTTTAATTGAATAAGCTTAATATTTCTATCAGATGATTTGCTTTTATTTGCGCCTTTTGTTAAAGAGTTTACATATTCTTCTTTAGTATTTAAATTACCATCAGTATCATATAAGTGTCTAGCTTTTTCACCAAACTTTCTTACAACTTCATTTTCTACAATTTTACCAGATTCTTTTAAAAAATCTTTATTTGCTTTTAAGTAATTAGTATAGTCTGAAAAGTTTATTGCAGATTGTTTATAATTATCATATTCTTGACCTTGAAAACCACTTAGTTGACCATTTTGACTAATCCAAGTACTCATTTTATTTCTAATCTGTGCTAAGTCTTTAGTACCAATTTCAGATGTAATAAAACCATAACTATTAGAACCATTTAATTTTTCAGAGAATTTATCTAAACTAATATTTTTAAATCTACTATAACCTAAAATCTCAGTAGCCTGAGCTTTAGTCATAGTACCTTGTTTCATAAATTTTTGAATCAAAGCAACTGTGTTTGATAAATAAGGAGTTGCATATTGATCAGTTCTCATTCTTGCAATTTTGGAACTAACTTCTTTTAGATTTAATCTATCTGTTGATGTACCTTTATCATTAGGTATTACAAAAGTATCATTCAAACCTTCAATAGGAATTACTTGTCCATTTTCATCAATACGGTGAGTACCTGCTTCAAGTCTAGCTTTGTTAATCATATTTTTTTCATCACCTGCATTTCTAATTCTTGCAGCTCTTTCTAAACCAGCATTTCTTGCAGATATTTGTTGCATACTATACTTATGTTTATCAGCAAGTACAGCATAAGGATTTGCATCAATGTCTTGTTTAGCATCTTTGTAAGCAAATATATTGGCAGCTTCATCTAAATCTTTCTGCATTAGCATACTAGCCATACCATTATCTACTTTATATCTTAAAGATTTAATATCTCCATAAGGATTTTGAAAACCAGTTGAAGTAGTAACAGTTTTTGATTGATCACCATTGATCATTTCATTATCTTGCTCTGCTCTACTTAGTACTTTATCATTAATACCTTTATTAGTAGTATAAGCTTTTAGTAAATCATCTATTTCTTTAGTGCCTTTACCTTCTTCTTTTTGTTTTTCTAAGTCTTTTATTTTTTTATCATAAGCTGTAGAAACATCTTTTAACTGATTATATCTTTGTACAGCTCTATCTTTTAATACAGTAAAACTATCTTCTAGATACTTCATTTCAGCTTTTTCTTTGTCACCGCCAAACTGAGCTGCATTACTATAAGCATAATCTTTTCTATTTACAAAAGACTGAGTTTTATATACAGCTTGTATACCTGGATCAGAACCTAATTGAGATTCAAATAGTTTTTGTAAAGGTTCAATTAATTGTTCACCATTTTTAGTCTTAACAATCCATTTACCTTCTTGTGCACCACCTTCATGACTAAAGTCTACTGTTTCAATTGATAAGCCTGCATCTTTAGCTAATTTTTGTGCTTCTTTTATAGTATTAACATAAGGAGTATATTGAACATTACCAAAAGACATAGCATCTGAAGAAGAAGCAGTTTTAAATTCATCCTTCATGTAATCCATTTCTCTTAAACCAACATCCCAATACTTAGCTCTTTGCTTATCATCATAAGCTCCTTTATAGGATTGAGCCATCCCATATTGATTGTTAAAGTTTTTAGTCCAAGCCATATCTTTCATTAATCCTTTATCTTCATAAAAAGGTTTAAAGATTTGTGTAGCTTGAGTAACATTTTGCTCTAATGATAAATCTAATTGAGATACTCTTTTAAGTTGAAACTCAACATTATTTAAATAATCATCTTTCTTTTTAATATTATCATCTCTAGTAAGATCAGCATTAAAGTACTGACCATACATTTTATTTAAAGCCTTCCAGTTAGTATCATATTGCGTTTGTTTAGTCTGCAATACATTACCATAAAAATTTAAATCTGGTTGAAAAGGTTGCAACTGAGGTATAAAGTCTGTCACATTTTGTAAATACGTGGCCATGATTATTTAAAATTTAAATTTGCATATATTCCTACATATAATGCTGCAGCTGCATCATATGCTTTTGCTGCCTCAATTTCTGTAATATATCTTTTAGTTAATACTCTTTTACCATTTACCATTAGTTGAGCATTCCATTTATTTCTTGCTTTATCATAAGTAACCCCTAAGTATTTAGATGAACTGTTTTTGTGAGAAGAAGTATTTCTATTATTTTCTGCTTTAGTACAAATTCTTAAATTACTTTTTTGATTGTTTAAAGAATTACCATCTATATGATCTACAACTAAATTAGAATCATTACATCTCATAATTACTCTATGTAAAAAAACTTCATATTTTACTCCTGATTTTAATATACTTTTCTTTTTAGATCTTTTTACATAAAATTTATTTTTAATAAATACAGCATTCCAATTCCATTGGCTTAACCAATAATAATCTTCATCATCTACTGTTGTATAAATGTTATTACCTAAATATAAATCCTTTGCCATGTATTATTTCTTATTGTTGTAAAACTATTAAAATTTTATAAGTTTATTAAACTTAAAATGTTTAGAGTAAGTATGGAAAAATATTATCAGTATATACAAAGCCTCCATTTGCAAAGATTGCTCCTCCTAATTTTTTACCAAATTTAATATCTAAAAGTTTTTGCTGGATTTTTGGATCATAACCAGAGATGCTATCTACATATTCTTCTGCTGTCATTTCATCTTCACCTGGTGTAACTGTTTTATCAGTTGGTGTATATGCTACCATACCACCTGTACTAGGATCAACTTGATAATTAGGATACATTTGATTCATAGCATCAGTCTTAGCTCTGTTAGTTAAAGCAGTATTATATGCTTGACGCATATTAGCTCTACCAGCTGTTTTAGCATTTTGAAACTGTTGATTAGCAATTGTATTTTTATCATAAACTCTATTAGCCATTTGTTGGTTCAGCATCTGTTCTTGATTTCTTATACCAACTTGTTGTCCTTCAAACTGATTAGCAATGTTAACATTTTGATTGTTAATATTAGATAATGTATTAGCAGCACTTTCAGCACCTTGTCCTTGTATAGCAGATAATCTAGCATTTAAAGCTTGTGGTCCAGCAAATTGTGCAGCTGCATCAGAAGCAATGCTTGCTTGTTCTGATTGTGCAGCAAGTTCTCTTGTAGGATCTAAGAATGTAGGTCTTGGTTCTTCAAGATCAACTCTTGCTTCCCAAGGCATTTCTTTTTGAACACCCATAAGTTCTCCAAAAGCACCCATAGTATTTACAGTATCTTGTAACCACCACTTAGGATTTTGTCTAGGAGGTGCACCAGCAACTTGTTCATTAACTATTTCATCTTCACCACACATACAATCTTCATCAGTCTCAATTTCAAATACAGATACTTCACCTGTTTCAGGATCTGTACATTCACATTTCTTTTTACCTGGAATTGTTTCTTCTACTGGTTTTTCTTTTAATTCAAATGCTTCAAGTGTATCATCTCCTGATTTAGCAATATTTTCACAACCTGTAAATTTACTTATAGCTGAAGCATGTATATGACCTGCTGTTGCTACTTCTGCAGCTGTATAACCTTTAAGATCTCCGTTTTTCATTCTGTTACAAATACCTTTTTCTACAGCAGCAGCATTTGAGGGATCATAAGGATGTGTTCTGTGAGCTTTTTTTAATGCGGCTTTTTGAGCAGCTTCAGCTGCACTACCTCTTAATCCAATCTTCTTACCATCTCTTTCAACTACAATTACATCATCATCAAACTTGTCTACTTGCTTAGCTTTATGTTTAGTAGGATCATATTCTTTTTCAAGCTGTTCTTTAGATTTCTTTTTTCTTGGTGTTTCACCTGCTTTGGCATATGTTGGAATACCACCATACTTCATTTCATTTGGATCATTATAGAAAGGCATATCATAACCACCCATTTCCATACCATACATAGCCATTGGAGAAGCACCCATTTCTTCAGGCATCTCTTCAGACATTTCTTGTGGTTGTGCAACTGGTTCACCGTTAGGCATGTTCATTGGCATTTCTTCAGAAGGACCTTCTGCTTCTTCACCTTGTGACATTTGTTCTTCAGGATTGCTTTGTTCTGGTGCTTCTTCTTTTGGTATAAGATCTTCTTCTGCTATACCCATAGCTTCCATATAAGGTTTAGCTATAACTGGAATACCTTGAGGAAATCCTTTTTTACTTTCTTGAGCTAAAGCTAAGGCTCCTAATTTAATAGTGTAATTCTTAATCATCATCTCAGCAGTTTTTCTTGCTAACTTATCTGAGTTAGGATCTTGAAGAAGTGCTCTATATTTATTTAAGTCATACTTTTTAGAAAGCTCTGCTGGTGTATAAGATTTATTATTCTTTACACCAAACATTTTAAGTATAGAAGGGTCTTTAATAATCATAGATTTAGTATCACTGAATATGAAACTATCATCTGGAAGATTAAGTGGAACTCCACCATTGGTATGTCTAGGTCCTTTTATATCATAGAAAGAAGGCATGCTACTACCATCAATATTACCTATTACAGTTTCACCACCTTCAGCCTCCAAGTTAGCTTCTTCTCTAGGAACAGCTTTTAAAGTTTTAGAAACTTTCATATTAGGCTCACCTATATATGCATTGTAGTCAGCACCACCCATTGATGGAACATCATTTACTAAACCACCTCTAACTTGGTAACCTGTTCTAGCTTGTGGCAATTTTTTAATTCTTACTTTCATGGTTTCTTATTATAAATATTCTACTTCACCTCCATTAGCAAGGAAATCTGCTAACTCTTCTTCTGTCATGTCAACTTCTTCATCTTCATAGTAGTCATTCATAGCACCACCATATTGAGCAGATCTACTTCCCCAGGTTTGACCTTGATCATTTGGTCTATATAATCCTGTATTAGTATCATAATCACCACGGTCTCTGCTTGGATCTGAAGCATACAGATTATCAGCTGTAAGATTTTCAAATCTTTTACTATTTTGTTTATTATTTGTAAATCTGTTTAACATTCCAGTAGCTCCTCTTACTCCAGCATTTAGTGTAGCTAATGATCCTTCAGGATCTATTTCCCACATGTTTTTAGTTTTAAAATCCATAGAGAAATTACCTGGAGTAGCTTGGTATTCTTTCTTAGCTTGATCACTAGAGAGCTGTGCTTTATCCATTTTAATTTCTTCAGGTTGTTTCTGAGTATTAACAGGAACTTTTTCATTAAAGCTTTGTTGATCATTCCAAAAGTTAGTAGGTTGTAAACCTTGTATACCTTCATTAAGAGTAAGCATATCTACATTAGACATACCTACTAATGCAGGATTATCTGTATATGTAACTGGAGAATTTCCACCACCTGTAAATCTACTAAGATCACCACCCATTTGTTTAAAAGGATTTTTAAAAGGATTTTGTGTAAGTGTTCCTACTGGATTTTTAGCAAGATTTTCTAATCTCTTTTTCTTTTCTGCTTTTCTTTCTTGTAAAGCATCCCATTGCCAAGTTTCAGGATTTCTTTCTTTTTGATTGGCATTAAAACCTATTGCATCATAATATTCTTGTTTTTGTTTATCATAACCAGCTTCTATTTTTTCTATATTAGCCATTTCTTTATCAAATGAAGCTTGATCAATTTTACCTTCTTGTAGTAATTTTGTAATCATACCTCTATTTTCTCTTAAAGCATTTCTAGGTTTGTCAAAATTTTCAACTGTATATGTATTCCTCATATCAGCTACTTCTTTATCAGTAGGATTAAGATTAACATTATTACCTCTTTGTTCTCTTTCTTTTATTGTTTTTTCTCTAGAAATTTTTTGATTATTTAAAGCTTCATCTAATCTTCTTTGAGCTTCTTCAGAAGTAGCTCTTTGAACAGGTTGATTCTTTTGAACAGATTGTCTATTAGTATTTACTTGTCTATTATTTTGTCTATTATTTTGTCTGTTATTTCTATTAGTTTTTATTTGATCTGCCCATTCTCCCCATTTAGAATACATACCACCTTTACCATCTCTACCAGTTAAGACTTCTTCACCTGGTATAACATCATCTTCTGGTTGATATTCTTCTGGTACACTAAATAACTTTCTAGGATCATTATAAGAATCATAATCTTCATTTTTAGTAAAAGAATTTTCAATAGGTTCTTCAGTAGTATTATCAGGATTATCCATCATACTTGTAGCAAAAGGTCTTTGACCTAATTCATTTTGAGGAGAACTCTGTAATATTTTTTGAGACTTTTGTTCTTCAATCATTTTATTATAAGCTTCTTGCTCAGAAGTTAAAGCATTTCCAATTGGATCTTTAAAGGCACTTGGTACATTTGAACCATCAAGCTCTTGTTTAGCTGGTGCTGATACAAATGGACTTAATGCTTCTAATGAAGAAGGTGACTTTTGAGAAGGTTTAAGATAATCTTTAACAGAATTAGTTTCTAGTTTTTCTTCATCTCTAATTGGATGATCTAATGGGAAACCTGCATAAGGATCTAAGTTAGCATCAGATGCACTTAAGTTTTGTTTTTCTCCTCTAGCTAATTCTCTAGCAGTTCTTCTTTCACCTCTTCTGATAGCACCAGTTGCACCAGCACCTAACCCTTCAGTATTAGAAAAAGTTTTTCCAGCACCAGTTGTTTGAGCACCAGGTGTAGTACCTTGACCAGGTAATGTAATCAAGTTTTGTTTTCTTGGATCCATTTGCTGGTTACCATAGTTAATGGTATACTTCTTAGGTCTACCAAACATACCTGACTTAGTAACATCAATTGATTGTACTTGTGTATTAGGTCCAAAACCCATACCAGGTATATTAGCTCCACTTAGTTTATCATAAGGACCTCTTCTCATTTGAGCCCATGAACCTCTATTGGTTGCTATGTTAGCGGGAAACAAACTACCAAAAGCATTGAATCCATTATAACCTACATTAGCATAAGGGTTATATTGTTGATTTTGCTTTTGCATATACTCTTTTTCCCATTTTTCTTTTTCTTTAGCAAGTTTAGCTTCATAATCTTCCGTTTGATTACCAAATTTAACACCAGATTTTTCACCCATGGACCATACATCTGCACTAGGTAAATCATCTCTTAATGACATACTGTTTGCATCTCCTACTCTTTTTTTATAATCATCAAAAAGTGATTTAGAATAAAAACCTTTATTTGTATTTTCATCAGTTTCACCTTTATCTGCATAAGTAGTTAATCCACCATATTGAAAATATGGATCAGAAGTATCTTTAGAATATACATCATCTATGTCAGCTTGATCTATGTCATTACCACCATAAATAAACTTGTATAAATCTGGATTTTCAGAATCTACAAAACCACCAAATGGATAATTAGAGTCTCCACCATATTGTTTTTTATTTTTATCTATATATTTTTTTACAGATGAATTATTAAAACTTGGTAAGTCTGGTAAGTAATTATAAAGTTCTGATAAATTTTCAGCAGCATTTTGTCTATTTTCAGAAGCAGATCTATTAAATACATTTTTTTCTACAGGAGCATTAGGAAATTCTAACCAATCACCAAGACCACCAGTTTCTTTATCTACAGGAGCAACTGTATTTTTTTCTAGATTATTAAAAGGTATTGTATTCTTTTTAGTTATTTTACCTACAGGTTGCGTTTGAGCAGTATGATTTTTAGGATCTCCTTTAAATTTTATATAAGAACCATCATTAGCTTTTCTATAATAGTAACCTTTATTATTTGGTAAAGTGACATATTCAGAACTTTTATTTTCTCCAGCTTCTAATCTAGCAAGGTTACCTTCATTACCTACATTAAAATATTGTTCTTTTTTAGGATCAAAATACCTCCATTTATCATTTGTTCTTTGATATGTATATGAAGAACCTGGTAAACCTTGTAAATAAAGATCATTTTGTTTTTTCTTTTCTCTTGTAGCTTCACTATTATTTACTACAGCATCTGTAGCTTCATCATTTACTTGTGTTGCTTTTCTTTCACCATTAGATCCAGTGTTTTCTTGAACATTACTAGCTGTACTTCCAGGTGTAGTATTTGAAGCTGCAGCATCACTAGATTTATTAGTAGCTGTATTACCCGGAGTATTAGCTGCTACTTCTTTAGTAGCTTCATTATTAACTACTTTAGCTACTTCTTCTGTAATAATTCTACCTTTTGTTTTACCTCCTTTTTTAGTTGTTTGACCATAACCATAAAAACCAGCACCCATACCAGGAAAGCCCATACCAGGCATAACACTTGGCATACCAAATTCCATAGAGTATTCTTTAGGTCTACCAAATAAACCAGATCTTCTTACATCCATTTTAGTAACAGGAGGCATACCATTTCCAAAGCCAAAACCTCTAGGCATTTTAGGTCTTCCAAATAACCCTCTTCTCATAGGTATTTGAGCACCCATTTGAGCTTGATTAATTTGATTTTGATCTTGATCAAATATGTTACCTGTAGATTGAGAAAACAATGCTAAGTGATGCATTGGATTTTCAAAATCTTGTCCTTGGTAAATATTTGGATCTCCACCTTGTTGAGCCATAGGATACTGTTGCATCTGTTGTTGCTGTTGCATCATTTGATCAAACTGTTGTTCAGCTTGTTCTTTAGCTTTAGCTTGTGCAGAAGTATTTTGTAATGTACCAATAAAAGCTTGTAACTTATTTTTTCTAAAATCAGCTCCTATAGGATCACTGTCATTAGTTTTTGCTTGCTCAGTACCACCTGCTTGTTTTTTAATTAAAGATACCTTTTGTTTAACAAAAGCATTTTTAGCTTTTTTATAAGAACCTCCATGTCTCATAACTAAATCAGAAGCAAAGGCATCTTCATCACTATAGTCTTCTTCTTCATCTTCTGCAACTACATCATTAGCAATATCATTATTTACATCATCACCATAAAAGTCTTCTTCTATTTCTTGTACTGGCTCTGATTCTTCACCTGTATATTGATCTTCAGTTTCATCTTCTTCAACTTCATCTTCTGCTTCTGCATCTCTTTGACTTTCTAATGAAGAATATATTTGCTCATAAAATTGATCAATAGACATAGGATCTAAACCTGAACTGTTAGCTATTTTCATAACAGTTTCTTCTTTAGGTCTTCCATTTGAAATGTCACTAATTATCATTTGAGATAATTGATCTTCATTAGACTCTTCTGTTTCTTGAGGATAACCCATTACATTAGGATCAGGCATACCACCTTCTTGAGCTTTTTGTATAAAGCTGCTTAGTTTATTTATAACTTTCCCTTGACCGTCTGGTGCTTTATAAATTCTGACTTTCTTTTTCATATAAATAGTTATATTATAATATACTAAATTTTAAATTAATACCTAAACTTGATAAGTTTATATTAATTCAATTACATAGCCTTGTTTTCTTAATTGTTCAATTTCCTTATCTGTTAACTCTGTTTCCATTACATTAGGTTGACCACCTAATTTTTTATTAATAGGTATATTTCTTAATAAATTTACAGCATCAATTGTTTTAGATGCTTTTAAAGGATTGTCAACATACTGTTTTTCTTTATCCATTAACCCTTGCATAGATTTACTTAGCCAGAATGGATTTTCAATTCTATTTAATACATTGCTAACGGTCCGAGAACTTGAAGGTATCTTTGTATAAGGTATAAGGTCCATACCTGTAGTTACTGTTTTATCTAAAAAGTTTGCAGCATTTTCTCTTGTTGGATTATTTTTTAAAGTATTAAATTTATCATACAAGGCAGGAGTACTTAAAACAGCTGCAGCAGCAGCTTTTGATTTTAAAATATTATTAAGAGTTAAGTTTTTAGCAGCTGCCTGAAGTAAAGGATTACTTTGTTGTGTAGCATTTACTAAAGCAGCATTAGGTGCATCTAAAGCTTGATTAAAAGCTTTTAAAAAAGATTTAGAATCTTTTGTTACTTGTTTTACTTTAGGCATTAAATACTGAGCACCTTTAATAAACATTTTACTTCTACCCATACCAGTCATGTCTTCAGCTAATCCAGGAGTACCTGCTACGGGAGCAGGTAAAAATTCATTATATGGATTACCTCTATCTGTAATACCTATATCATAAGCAAGTGTCCTACCTATTTTTTCTAAAAAGTTTTTCTTATCCCAATCTTGTTTAGCTTTTCTATACTCAGCTACAGTTTCTCTAGGTGCATCTTTATTCATCTTAGGAGCTATTTGATTATCAGGCTTATTATCAAAAGCTTTATTCATTTCTTTTGTAGTTAAATCTTCTACAGCAGATTCCCATTCACCATCATCATAGTCTCCATAGTTATCTCTTTGACTAGCTAACTTCTTTAAGTTTTCTTGTACTTTATCTTTATATTTAGTATAATTATCTTTACCTTCTACTCCAAAGTTTTTATCAAAGTTTTCTTGTCTTTTTTTATCTTCTGGAGATAATTTTTTTACAGTAGTATTTTGATTAGTATTTTGATAATTTAAATTTGGAGCTTCATCATTAGCTCTTCTCCAATCAGAATTATCTTTTTTTACTTTTGCTGATTCAACTATTTTCTTTTGAGTTGTTCTCATAATTTTTTTCCAAGGATCATCACTACTGGCTCCTCCTTTTTGATATTCTAAAGTAGGTATAGAAATATCTTCAACTATGTATCCACCATCTTTATATGCTTGGATTTCTTCATCAGTTAATTCTGTTTCAATATAGTCTTCATCTTGTTCACCACCATCTTGATAATACTTAGCTTTTGGATCAAATACTTTTCTTCTTTTATCCTTTGGTTTTTTAAATAGATAATTCTCAGTAAATAATCTATTAGTGGCATCTAAACTTCTAGAGTATGCTTTAGATGCTAAACCTTTATTACTAGGTTTTGGCATAGGAACTAATCCTTTCATATAACCTCCTCTTTTCATTTGTGGATATTCATCTACATAGTCTGCTTCTGGAAAGTTATATTCTTGACCTGGTTGCATCATCTGTGGTTGACCTACGTTAGGTTGAGCCCATACAGGATAAGGAACACCTTGCATAGTAATATCATTACCTGGTATTCTTGTATTTTGTCCTGGATGTGCCCATTGACCCATAGGATCATAAATGATGTCTCTAGACTTAGAAGGAGCTTTTGCTTTGTTAAGCCCTCTTGTAGCTTGGGATAAAACTTTTTTATTACTCATTATCTAAGAGATATTTGATTTTTAGAATTAATTAATTTTAGTATCATGTTTATATTACCTGATATATCTTTTCTTAAATATAAGAAATTTAAATAATTTCTGAATTTTTTTCTTTGCAATTGAACTTTTACAGCATCTAAGTTATTAGGATTAAGAATTTTAACATAACCATTAGGTTCTGTATTCCATAAATATTCTTGAGTATAATTACCTAGTAATTCAGTAGTACCTGGTACAAGCGGTCCTGTAGGAGGATAAGTAGAACCAATAGGAAATTCTCCACGGTCTTTAGTAATATCCCAGAACTGATTGAATCTATATTTATTCTCTTCTTTAGAAAATAAAATATCAAAACCAACAGATGCAGGTAAGTTAGGTTCAACAATAATTGAGTTGTTTAATTTAGGGTACTGTAGACTTAAAGTAATATTATTTTTTGGAAAGATGTTTAAGTTTAAATATCCAGAAACTTGTTCCATATTATAAACCACAGCTTTATCAAAATTAAAATCTAATACTTGAAATTGATCTACACAGTTATTAGGACTTCTTTTATAACATTCTAAAATGTATTCTACAGATTTTAATGTTGTAACACTTTGTCCGGTTGCAACTGGTACTTCAACTTCAAAAGGATAATTTTTACCATAGTAATTACAATAAGCATCACATGCATAGTTATGTTTCCAGCCTGTATTATTTTTTGTAGTTAAAAAATATCCTTTAGTAGGTATAACAAGATCAGGATGCCAGTCATGGAAACTAATCCAGAATTCATTCTTGGGGTCATAACTTATTGTCCAAGAAGCATCTTTAAATACAGCATTCTCTTCTAGCTTATATCTAGCACTCATGTTAATAGAACCATCTGGATTCTTAATAACAAAGAAGTCTCCTTGACCTTTTCTTAAAGTTACACCATTTACAATAGTTTTTCCCACTGTAACTAATGGTATGTATTCTAATTTACCTATATACTCTTCTCTTACTTCATAATCTTTTTTAGCAAAATATAATATAGAGTTTGTATTATCATATACAGTTTGAATACCTATACCTGCTACTGGATTATCTTGCCAAGGATAGTCTGGAAAGTGTACTGTAAATTTATAAGATAAGAATAAATTAAACCACCATTTTAAACCTATTTGTGAAATTTCTTTTAAACCTTCACCATAACTAAATATTTTACCTTGATTCTCAGACACATAGAATAATCCTGCAGGAGTATTAGATATAGATAATCTATTTTGAGATGAACCATACTCATAAGGTTTATCAGCATTACTTACTGATTGACCTGGTTGAGAAAATAATCCACCATCTCCAATAGTAATCTTAGTAGCTAAATCTGTCTGAAGTGTATCAACACCTTGGAACATCTGTGGACTATCGTTCTTAAATGTTATAAATAAACCTGACTTGTTAATTGATTTAACACCAGATATTTGAGATTTAAACTCTCTATAGTTATTAGCCAAATATATAAACCAAGAATCTTTAAATGACTCATCTTGTTGTTGTAAAGAATAATATATTCTATCTGGATAATAAGTATAACATAACTTAGCAACTTCAGGATCATAATATCTAGATTGTAAATTACCTGATGAAAAATATTGATTATATAACTTACTGATACTTAATGAGTAATCATATCTATACCAGTTACCTCTTGTAATATTTTCAGGATCTATATCAAACATTCTTGTTAAAGAAGTATAGTTATATGGGTTATAGTTCTTTTCCCATTCATAGTCTCCAGCAATTCTAAAATCTACAAGTACATCAGACTCTACAAAGAAGTCTCTTACTGAAGAACATGCTAAATAGAAATTAGCTTCTTTTGCTCTAAATACTCCTGGATAATTTACTTGATTAGGTTCTGTTTCATAATCATATTGATCATAATCTAGTCTATAAAATCTAGAAGGTAACACACCAGCACCTGGTGTAGGATTTGAAAAGTTAGAAGGAGCTAACTCTGATATATCAAATGCTTTTGAATTAACAAAGAATCTTGGTCTTGGTATCATTTGATGAGTTTGATAGTTAAATTCAAAACCATCTGGTTGACCAAACAACCAATCATAAAAATAGAACATTGAATTTTTTTCAGTATATCTATTTACAAAAGTGTCACCGCCAAATAATATAGGAGTGGACTTAATTTTTTTAATCTTTATGTAAGTATTATCACAAGGAACATTTGATTGAAAAGATAAAGTATCATAATCAAATTTTTGTTCACAAGGTGTTATTGTAATTTGTTTAATACCTTTTAATTGACCATATTGATTTCTTATTCTAACTTTAAGACCTGCATAGTGACTAGCAATAGGCATATCAAAATTAACATCTACTTGATCAAAAGTTGGAGCATCTACTCCTGAAGTAGTAATTATATTTAAAGAACTAGAATTTACTAAACCATTTTGAACTATATGACCAAGTGTTGTTAATGATTGATCTACATAACTTACACCAGTTGGTTCAGTAATATAGTTTGGACCTATCACTCCATTTTGATAAAAGCTTTGGGGAACATTTGGTCCACCAGAAGTTCTTACTACTACAGTATCTGATCTTTTAAGATTATTAATACTATAATTAAAAAAACCTGTATTTTGAATGTTTTGATAAGAAGGTACTTGTTGTATATTATCTCTTATGTAAAAACTATCATTAATCTTAAATCTATACAAACCATTAGTTGCATTATTCTTTCTCATATCTCCATAGAAGCCATGTGCTATCATTTGTAATGCAAATTGATCAAATGGTATTAAAGCTCTAATTAAATCAATTGTTACATTGGCCCCTTCTGAAAAATAATATAGTAATTGATTAGCTGCTTGTGCAAAACCAATAGGTCCTAAGTATGCAAAATCAGGAACTGTTTGTGTATAAGAATCACCCGATACACTTGCACCACCTACTGAAATTGGATACGTCATAAAACCTGCTAGTGTATTATTTATAGTAGTTAAATTAGGTGTAAGACCAGTAAAAGCTGAAGCTAATGCATCAACAAAAGAAGCACCTGAATTAAAGTAAGAATTTAATGCTCCATTATAACCTACTGCAAAAGGTATTGGTGGTATAATTGGTGCAGGTAAAACAAAAGGGAATGTTGTATATGCTTGTTGTGCAAGTCCAGCACCTGTTAATTGAGCAAGATAACCAGGGTCTGTTGGAGAAGGACCTCCAGCAGCGTAACCAGGAGAAGTATAATTAGGAGAATTAATTGAGATCTTACCACTCATAGATATTATGGCTTCTATTAGACCACCTAAGAAAGCTGGTATTAAAGCTAAGTCAGCAATTAACTTAAACTGAGGATGTTTGTTAGGTTCTATAAATTGTTGATTACTAGTACCTCTTAAGTATCCATATAGTTTTAATTCAGTAGATGATAAGAATGGTGTATTAAACATAGTATCCGGAGAATGGAAACTTACCATATCTAATGGAACTCTTTGATCTAATACTTTATCATTGTATTTAACACCATCATCTGTATCTGGTATTCTAATATAAGGATCCATAAATGGTCTATTATGATCATTTCCGGTACCTGTATTATAAAAACCATTAATAGTATTAAAAGGATAGTTAGCATACAAGCCTGTAGTACGAGCTGTATTATTTTGTACTTGTCCTTGTACTTCATATGTTCTAAAGTTATTTAACATACCTTTAGCAATAATAGACTTGTTCCCTTCTCGGGAACCTCTTAATATTTCATAACCTACTATACCTGGAATATCATTACCATCATTATCTTTTGGATATGAAATATTTTCAAAGTATACTCCCATTAATCTAATCTTTAATTCATTAGGTTTATAAGCAGAAGCAGTTTTAAAATGATTAGTAACTGACGGAACAACTGTATTTCCTGGATCTGTCATATTATCTGGAAACTTATGATGTCTAATATTTAAACCACATAAATCATATTCATATGAAGATTTAGGTAATCCTGTTATAGGATCAATAGGAACTCCTGTCCAACAATAATTACTAGAATTCCATATATCAGGTCTATTATCTGGATATTCTTCAGTAGATTGCCAATAGGCCATATCACCAACCCCAACAATTTTACCTCCATCATTAAGTATAGTATTTACTAAAGGATTTGGTACAAGATCAACTGAAGCTGTATTAGTTACTTCAAATATTTTATCATCTATTGTTAATGCATTAGTAGTTGTATCTTGAGAATATTCCCAAGTAGTACTATTAATTTGTTTAGGAGCTCTTCCTGGAATATGATATGATGCAGACTTATCCCCTGTATCATAAACCCAACGGATAAAGAAGGTATATACTTCATCTCTTAAATAATTTCCTTTACCGCCTCCTTTTACATAATAATCTGCAGGATATTCTACTGAAGCCCACTTAGCTTTAATAAGATTAGCTAATGGTTGATAATTAAAATCAAACTTAGATGTAGGACCTACTCTTAACAAGTAATTGTTTACTTCAGTCATTTGATCTGATTTTTCAATAACAGGAGTTTGTATTGGTAAAAATCTTAAAGGAACAGATACAGTATCTTCTTTAATTTGATCAAGAGCAATTCTATTTGTTTTTGTAGAATAAATTCCTATTTGTTTTGCTACAGTACCTTGATTAATATTTTGTACTACTACTAATACAAACTCTTCAAAGTTTGAATCATCAGCTTCTATATCAATTGTTAATGATCCTTGTAAATCATTTGGATACCAAATAGGTTGTGTATTGCTTGGAGAAAAATAGTCAGTTACTTTTTGTCCTTTAATTGTATAAGCAATTGTAGCAAAGTAAGTACCATTTCTTAAAGTACCTCCTTGATTACCTAAAGACATTTTAAGACATGGTGTTTTTACTAGTCTTGCTAATCTTGTATGATCACAATCTAAAATATTTAAAAGAGATGTAAAAACACAGTCTGTACTATTTGAAACTTTTTCTTTCCATTGAACACCTGGCCATAGTAGTTGTTGTGTACCATTAGAATAGAAGTTCATTGTAGTTGAACCTCCTCCTAACCAAGTATAATCTGAAGTAGGCCAAGTTTGCGGATCCCCTACATTTAAATATCTATCTGGATTTAAACCATCAGCCCAATATACTTGCCATGTGCAATCTTCTTTTTCTCTTGATGCTCCTGATATAAGATATCTTTTGTCAAAACCTAAACAGGCATCTTGTACAATAGGTCTATATGTACATTGATTTTCTTCAAATAAACCTATCTCAGACATTCTAGGTTGTCCAGAAATATTATGACCTGCTGTAAATATTAACCATTTATCTGAAAACATTTGAATAGCACCCATTATATGTCTAGTAACAACAGCATTAACACCAGTAGTTGGCATAGTACTTCCTGTAGTAAAACATAAAAAGTTAGCAGCTTCATTAGATAATGTACCTAAGTCTCCTTCAAATGTATTATTTACTGCATTACGAGCATGTGACCACATACCTTCTTGTACATAAGAAGGATCTGAATCTTTATTAAGGCCTTTTATAAAACTGTTGTTAACAGTTTGACCCGTGTTTTGAATATCCTTTGCCATTATCTTACATTAGTATTTGACATTGCTCTGTATAAACTATTGTTAGGAGAATAACTTTTAAACATGTCATAGTATTTACTATACTGTGCTCTTCTATTAGTCCACCATAGTTTTTCCATTTCTTTAAAGTTTGGAGTATTAACCAAACTTAATGCATTATTTCTTGCAGTTTTAGTTCTTTGTTCTACTAGTTGCATTCTTTGAGCTACATCTTCACCATTTAAAAATAGGTTTTCCATAATTCTTTGTTTTAATGCATACTCATAATATTCATTAAGAAGATCATGATCTGGAACAAGTAGTTCTCCATTCTCATTAGTCATTTCTCCTTGATAGTTTAAGTATACACGACCTGTTTCAAAATTAGTAAAAAGAAAACCTCCTTTAAGCCAACCTTCATCTCTAGTATTATAGTGTATATTTGGACAGTCACAATGTATTTCTTGTGATTGTCTCATTCTTAAAGGTCTAAGATTTCTAAAAGTTCTTGTAGCACCTGTTCTTACTATTTGAATTAACTCATACTTATCTCCTTTACAGTTCATAAATACTCTTGGTCTAATACAAGTATCTCCATAAGGACTGTTAGGATCAAATTCTGTAGGAATATAATTTTGAGGAGGTCTTACACTACCTTCACAAGCTGCTGTGTTATTACATGGATTATGATTACATGTTGAACAGTTTACTGTTGGAATAGCACATGTGTCTACGGTAGCAGGGACTTCTACATAAGGTACTTCTTGTATATTAGTTCCTCCAGCCATTCCATCATAACCTACATTCTCTGTGTATTCACCACAAATTAATGCATGGTTAAATACATAAAAATCATCTGGTAACTTTACTCTACCATGACATACTTCTAATACAACCTCTCTAGTTTGATTAATTCTTAAACCCAAGTCATAATTAATTTTTTTAACTAACTTAATTAATTGTTGGGGCTCAATCATATTCTCAAGAGCAAATGTATTTAAGTCAATAGTAACATCTTCCAGCAACTGGTCAAATGTTCTATAGCGGAGTGTATAATTAAAATCCATTATCTTAAAGTATTTTGACCATCATCAGGACCATCTGTTGGTATCTGTAAAGTCATAGTTAATTCTTTTATTACAAATTGTTCTACCTCAGAAAATAAATATTCAGGTAAAACAAAAGCATCATCTTGTCTAAGAGTACATGGATCTGTATCACATGTCTCTAAAACACCATCAAAGATTGCTTCAATTCTAATGGCATCCCAATCAATATTAGGACAGTAAATGTATCCATTAAGATACCAGAAGTAAGGTCTTTTATTATATTTAAATGTAGTAGACTTAGTTATAGATATCCAAGTTCCCGGATCTGTACGGAACATTTCTATAGAACCATCTATAGAAGATGTAGTACGGATAATAGGACCAAACATACCGTTTAGTATATTAGGTAATTTATCTTTAGATCTTTTAAAGTAACATTCTGAGTAAACACCAACACAACCAGCTTCAACTTTGTCTACATCTATAAGTTCTACATAAGGTAGTACTTTAAAGATCTGACTCATCTTCATTAACCTGAATTGATTGTCTTCTCTTTTAATTAAAGTCTGAGCATATTTTATCAGAGAAAAGTAAATAGTTCTATCAGTTAAGAAAGGATCTTCCTTAACAGCTTTAAGTGTATTTCTTACTCTTGATATTGCTTCTCCTATTGTTGTCATAAGTCAAATTCATTATATGTTTCCAAAGCCTTGTTTGTTTTCTTTTGCATAAAATCTCTATAAGATGCTTTAGTTACTTCTTTGTTATATTGAGAATGTAATCTTACTGTTGGATCAACTGCAATATACATTTGCCAATTCTCAGAGTAAGTCTTAGCTACCGTTCTTTTAAAGTTTCTACAAGCTGTAAATCCCCAAAACTCTCTATTCTGTATTTTTATTTTTGGAGCAAAACTGCTATAAAAAATCTTAGCTAATTTACCATCAGATTCCCAATTTTTATTAGACACTTTTACTCCATACTTATGTGACTTAGCAAAGTCAACATTTTCTTTTTTACTTTGGTGACA